GCCAAGGCAGCTAGTGCCAGTCAACAAACCATCAAATTCAACTGATATGATAGACCCGGAGATTAAGGAGCAGCTAGACCGCATAGAGCAGTATTCGCTCATAGCTGCAAAGAATGTACTCAACATTAATGAAGCTGCAATCATTCTTGGTATGACGGTTAGAGGAGTGAGAGAGAACGTCAGGAACCGCATCATTCCTTGCTATAAACCAAACGTCAACAGACTCTACTTCAAGAAGAGTGAGTTGGAAGAATGGATGACTCAGAACCGAAGGAAGAGCATGGAAGAGTTGAAATCAGAGGCAGCAGCCTATTGTTTTACCCATTAAACAGATAAACTTATGATAGCAGATGTAATGTTGGTAGCCAGCGTAATAGTTTTCGCTGTTGCCGTTAAGGAAATTCACTCCTACTTCAAGGAAGTAGGCAAGTAAGATATATGGAGATTGAACCTCACAAGTTAAATTTAGTATTAAGTTGTTAATGTGTTAAGTCTTATAATATTTCAGTCATTGAAAACAGCAGAGGTTTTTTGGAGTTTGCTACTCCCAGTCTCCACTATAACTTTAGTCGTTATAATTTTACATGTTTTAAGTTTTTGCCCAGCGCAAGTAACTCAGTTGGTAGAGTATGAAGGTTTATGAGCCTTCGATGTCGTGGGTTCGAGTCCCACCTTGCGCCCCATATAGCCCGATTCCAAGGCTTTATATCGGATAGGATAAACCTTCCTAGAGAGGTACACGTACCCAAAAGGAGCATCATTAACCACAGATGGTGCTTAGACGTGGAAGTGGCAAGCGAGTACATACACCTGATAGGTGGAATTTGGAAAAACTTGGAGTTCACTTGTGAAGAAGCAGACCTGATGCCGTGACCCTTATATAATAAGGTAGCATCTAAAGGTAGGAGCGCACAACTACAAATCGGTTCTAATGCAGCCAGCACGCTTTCTTTCTATTCGGTTCAATAGTTATAATTGGTTATTTTATAGAAATCAGATATATCACAATATGTGCGATTACTAGTGCTGGGAGTCCTAAGCCTCCATAAATGCAGAAGGGAACCAAGGAGCGATTCACCATCCGCCAAGATTGTATAGATGTCGCTCCACGGAGGTGGCGGTTTTATCATATTCATTTTACTGCCCCTCCTTTAGAAAAGGAAATTACAAATATTGACATATTAGTGTGTTTCATACAGATTACATTTTCGATGCGGTAGCGACCGCTCAGGTTAAACAAAAATAAAAAACTCTCGCCCCACCATTCGTGAGAATCGTGGGGTTTTTAATTTGAACATTTAAACCATACAATATGAGATATAAAGCAAATAGTTGTCACGATTGTATCTTCTCGACTATATGTGACAACCCGAATAAGAACCCTGATGGTGGCTACAGATGCAACTACTATCAATGGAAATATCAATAACAACTTAATACATATAAGATATGAAAGAACTTATCGTAATTCAGTCAGAACTGAAAGCCCCGAAGAGTCAGTTCAACAAATTCGGTGGCTACAAGTATCGCAAGGCCGAGGACATCTTAGAAGCTGTTAAGCCTTTACTCGACAAGCAGAAATGCACGCTAACCATTACAGATGATATTGTGATGGTAGGCAACCGAATTTATGTTAAGGCTACCGCCACTATCAAGAACGAGAAGGGCGAGTGCGAAACAACAACTGGTTGGGCTAGAGAAGAGGAAAGCAAGAAAGGTATGGATGGCAGTCAGATTACTGGAGCATCCTCCTCCTACGCCCGAAAGTATGCTCTCAACGGTCTCTTTGCCATTGATGATAACGCTGATTCTGATACCACCAACGATGGGCAGCATCAGAAAGCGCAGCAACAGACACAGACTCAGCAGCCAGCCGCCCAGCAGCAAGCATCCTCTCAGTACCACCCGAACGACCTGAACGAAGGATTGGGTTATCTGAGCAGATGTGTTAGCAAGGACAATCTGTTGTGGGTAATTCAGCATTACCAGCCACTCTGCTCTAACACTCAGTTCATGCAAGCTGTATCAGCCAAGAAGAAACAATTAGGTATACAATAATATGACAACAGAAACAAAGAAAATCACTTTGAATGTGCCAAGAGTCACATTCATTGAGGAATCTCATCAGTACTTCATTGGCAAGAAGGAACTGAAAGGAGTAACGGGAACGCTCATCAAGAAAGCCTTCCCCGACACCTACAAGAATATTCCGGAGTCTGTATTGAAGAAGGCAGCAGAGCGAGGAGGTCTTATCCACAACATGTTTGAAACCTTCTGTTCCATCTTCGATGCCGACATCAAGCAGTACCCAAATCCTACGGAAGAGCTTCAAGCCTTCCATAGTATGTTAGTCGCATACGATTTGCACTATGTAGCATCTGAGTATCTCGTTACAGATGGTGAAAATTTCGCATCTGCCATTGATGGTATCTTTGCCGACAACGAAGGCAACATCTATCTGGTAGATTACAAGACCACCGCCACCCTTCACTACGACAACGTATCTCTCCAGCTATCAATCTATGCAAAATGGTTCGAGGAGCAGAACCCCGACTTGAAGGTGAAGGAGATTGTCTGCATGTGGTTCAAGAACGGACAGAGCAAGTTCCAGCCTCTACCAAGGGTATCAGATGAGCAGATAGACGAGTTAATCAACGCTTATCTCTCTGACGATGCAGAGTACCAATATAAGGTGGAGGTTCCTGAGCAGTTCTCTGCCCTAGAGCAGGAGTACAGACTTATCACCGCTCGTATGGATGCCCTGAAGATTAAGCAGGATGAGTTGAAGGAAAAGATAATGAAGATGATGGAAGACAACAAGCAGAAATCCGTCAAGACTCAGTTCGCCTCCTACTCTTATGTGGCAGCTACCACCAAGAAGACCTTCGACACGAAGCTGTTCAAGGACACGGAGCCTGACCACTACGAGCACTATCTAAAGGAAACGACCACCAAGCCGTCAATAAGAATCAAATTTAATTAAGTATAGATATGAACGTAAAATTTACAGGTAAAATTATTGCAGCAGGGCAAGTTCAAATGGGAACTTCCCAAAACGGAACTCAATGGAGTTCTCAAGAGTTTGTTATTGAGGAACTGAATCAGCAGTACCCTTCAAGAGCCGTTATCCAAGTTTACGGTTCTGACAAGATTCAGCAGTTCGGCATTCAGGTAGGCGAAATCATCACCGCCAATATCGGATTGAAGGCACATCAGTCTAGAGACGGACGATGGTTCAATCAGTTGGATTGTTGGAAGGTGGAACGACCAAATGCCCAGCGGCAAGGACAGGTTGTCCAGAGTCAGGTTGGTCAGGTTCCTCAGCAGCAAGCAGTCAACTATCCACCTCAGGTTAACGCAAGCGGTCAACCTATTCAGCAGAACGCTCAATATGCAGGTGGTCAGCAGCAGGGACTTCCCTTCCCTGCCCCAAACCAATAATATATAAGGTATGGAAATCCATCTAGTAAGAACCTCCACTGGTCTTCGCCCCTACACGGATGATGATTACGAGGAAATGAAAAAGATAAAGGTTGGTTCCATCGTCAAGGCAAACATAGTTCGACCAAGGAACATCAAGTTTCACCGCAAGTTCTTCTCCCTTATCAGAGCAGCATGGGATTGTCTCACAGAGCAGCAGCGCACAAACCTACGTTCTATAGACACATTCCGTGAGCAACTGCTGATAACATCAGGATTCAGCGAACCGCTTTACGACCTCAACGGACAGAAGTTCTTGGAGCGAGCTAAGTCTATCTCCTTCGCCAAGATGGATGAGCCAGCCTTTAATGAAGTATATAGTAGAGTCTTAGACACCATCCTCACGATACTCTATGCAGATGGTGTTACAGAAGACGAATTTAATGAAATTTTACAAAATTATAGTTGATATGACACGTAGAAACGAAAAGCGCAACAACAGACGCAATAGCCGTCAGCGCAACAACAACCCAGAGTTACTACCATTTGCACAGATGCTTTTCGGAGCAATCGTTGGCAAAGGTGTAGACATGATTGCCAAGAAGATGGCAGAGATTGCCGAGGAAGAGACTCCTGATATTCATGCAGAAGGCATCAGTAATCAGGACGTTACCAACATCAATAACGGAAAGGCAACCCTATCTAAGTTGCGCATTCCTGCTGATGGTTCGGCAGTAGAGTACCCTATCCCTGATAACCTCCAGTTCTTCTTCGATGAGGAAAGTAAGTTGATGGTTCGTCAGAAGACGGAACATGAAAATGTTCCTAACAATGAGGAAGGCAAGCCTATCACTTATGATGATATTTGCAAGGATTTGTTCTATAACAAGGATGCGTACTACATTGATGAAAGTAACAAGATTTCATCATGGGCAATGACTTCTTCAAATTACAACGACTTCGATAATTGCACATCTATTGCTCAGGCAAAGCGCATGATTGCCTTCAACAAGTTGCAGAACATCGCCAAGTATCTCAACAATGGATGGAAACCTAACTTCAAAGATGCTGAACAAAAATGGTTTATTGCCGAACAATATTTCGGAGAATATCAAGCCAAGTTTACTTACTCTGGTAATTATGGAATCGTTTACTTCAAGAGTGAAGACCTTGTATTAGAAGCCATCCGCTTGATGGATAAAGATTCTCTCAACGACCTTTTCTCAACTGATTGGTAATGGCAAGCTACGCTGAAATCAAGGCAAAGCTACAGCAGGAAGGCAAGAAGATACGCAAGCGTTCATCCTACGATGAGCACAATTTGCAAGCCGCAGAGGTCAGGTATATCCGTGGGGTATATCCTGACCTTGAAGGAGTCTTCTTTGCCGTTCCTAATGGTGGCAAGCGAACTTCCCGACAAGCCGCATGGCTCAAAGAAGAAGGTATGAAGGCAGGAGTATCTGATATGCTGCTCCTGAAGCGCACCTCCCAGTACGGTTTCCTCTGCATCGAAAACAAAACACCGAAAGGTAGGCAGGAACCCGAACAGAAGGTATTCCAGTATGAAGTAGAACGACATGGTGGCAAGTACATCATCGTCCGCTCTATAGATGAATTTATCCAAGCAATCGACAATTATTTAAATGGTGAACTATGACTGATGAAATCAAACAAGCCATCCAGCTTCTAGAAGAGAATGGCTATAAGATTACTGCTCCTCCAAAGGAAGTCAAAGACGAATATACCTTTGAGCGAGCATGGAACTTATACGATAAGAAAGTTGGCTGCAAAGCAAAACTCGAAAAGAAGTGGAACTCTATGAGCCAGAAAGACCGCAAGGAAGCTATAGAGTATATTCCTCTCTATGTAATCTCACAGCCCGACAAGCAGTACAGAAAGAACTTCCAAACCTTTCTCAACCAGCGAGGTTGGGAAGACGAACTCATCGGAGCAACACCACCGCCAGCATCCGTTAACGAGAATCCTTCCGAAATCAGCCAACTTATCGCAAAGACGAGGGCTGAGCAGGACGTTACAAAGGCGGATAAGGACAACGTTTTCAAAACACGCATCATAGGTATGATAGAGCTTCTGCAAAAGAATCCTCATAGCCTATGCCGAAAGCAGTTGGAGATATATCGTGATAACGGAACCTTGGAACGCTTGGGCATCCAATGGAATCAATAAACCACAAATCTGTTTACCAAAATGATAGCAATCAGTAAGTACAACAAACAGCACCCTCTCAGAGTCTTTGAGGCATTCGCTGGCTATGGCAGTCAGAGCCTAGCCTTCAAGTACCTCAAAGATAAGCATCCTGAGTTCGACTTTAAGGTTGTGGGCTACTCAGAGATAGAACCATCAGCCATCCAAGCCTACGGACTACTGCACGGAAGAGACATACCTAACTTCGGAGACGTGACAAGGATAGACTGGAATGAGGTTCCCGACTTCGACTTTATATCATGGTCTTCACCTTGCCAAGATTTCTCCAATGCAGGACTTCGCCAAGGAGCAGAGGAAGGAAGCGGCACACGCTCATCCCTTATCTTTCAGGAGAAGAGAATGCTGGCAGTAAAGAAACCGAAGTATCTGATGCTAGAGAATGTGAAAGGTCTACTCACAGAGAAGATGAGGAAGTACTTCTTCCAGTACCTCAAAGACCTTGACTCCTTCGGTTACACCTCCTTCTACAAGGTACTGAATGCCAAAGATTACGGAATTCCTCAGAATCGTGAGCGTATCTTCGTTATCTCCATACTCAGAACAGAGGATGAGCCGAACCCAGAGTATCACTTCCCTTCGCCTATCAAGTTAGAGACAACGGTTGAGGACATCTTGGAAGACAACGTATCTCCCGAATATTTCATGTCTCAGCCACTCCTAGAAAAGTATCTCTGTAAAGCAGACATCAATGAATCAATCGAAAAACTCTACCCCGAAGATTTCAATACCGAAAACGGCTGATGGCTGCTCTGTTGCTGTCACCTCCAGCTTTTCTATGACCAGCGTAATGAATATGCTAGACACTGGTCATTATCCAAAGGGTGGAGTCTTAATCATCAAGAAATTATAATGTGCGACAAAATTATAAAGCTAGCAAACCTCCAAATCAAAGGCAGAATAGAGCAGCAGACCAGAGTCTACTCCACCAAGGGAATCTCTCCTACTCTCAATTCAGCTATGGGTCACGGAGGTAATTGCATCCCACTATTCTTAATCGTAAAGGAGATATTACATTCGTAACAATCATGAACAAAGAAATCATTCACACCGCTCCAAACGGAAAGAAATACTCCATCCAAATCAGAAAGTACACTCCAAGAGATTGCTTCCGACTGATGGGAGTCCACGAAGCTGACATAGACAAACTCCTGAGCAAGGAGAAGACTGGTCAACTCATCATCTGCAAGAGCAAACTCTATACACTGGCAGGAAACTCAATAGTAACCAACTGCCTGACCGCCATGTTCGAGGAACTGATATTCCCCTCAGGAAATCACTACCATGACAAGACAGGTCAGCTATCCCTATTCTAATATGAACATATTCGGCTATATCAAGGTAGGCAAGCGAGTAAGCAAAGCCCACCGCCTTCTCTTTGAAGGAAAGACCCTTGTGTTATGGTATAAAGACAAGCCTATCATCGGAACAATGCACGATGACTTGTGGTATCAGCAAGACCTAAACGGAATGTTGGAGCAATTAATGTTCCAGTCCGAAGTCACCTACGTCTCATTTTTACCTTCGCCAAATGAAGACAGAGAAAGAAAAAATCCTAGCCATCATCGCTGAGATTCAGGCAGAACGTGAAGCAGCGCACATCGTGCCGACACACGTCCTCACAGCCGAAATCATTAACCGAGGATTCCCCCAGCCTTATCAAGCCATCAATGAATTATGCGCAGAAGGCAAGATAAACTGGTGCAGAACCCTCAACGATATGGCATTCACTATCAGAAAACAATAAATTCAAAAACAATATGGAAACAACCCCATTAACACAACAACTGCTAAAGCAGTTTATGACCAAGGCATACGATAACGCCAAAGTCAAAGGCTTTTTTAAGCATGATTTGGACATCAACCAAGAGTTAATGCTCATCATCACAGAAATGAGCGAGACCATCCAAGCCCAACGCCACAGCCGCAACGGAAGCATTGAAGACTACAACAAGTGGCTGGGAGTATCTGAGGAGCAAGCCTACGAGGAATCCTTGGAAGGAACCGTACAATCTGAGTTTGCAGACATCGCCCTCCGCATCATGTCGCTTTTAGGATTCTACAACTCTCAAAAGATAATCTGCCTGATGAATGATATTGAACTCAAAAAGACAGAAGAGTATCACAAGGTAGAGTTCGGGCACGGAACCTATTCCCTTCCTGATGCCATGTACCTCATCATCACTCGCATGACCTACTTCCCTTTCTCCTGCTCGCCAGCATGGATGAACACCCTACGCTTGCAGGATATTCTGGTTCAGGTCTTCGCCCTAGCCCACATAGAAGGCATAGACCTAGTAGAGCACATCAAGTTGAAAATGCAGTATAACGAATCTCGCCCGTACCTTCACGGATGCTTATATTAGGAGGATAGCAATATGTTTGGAATAGAAGAAATTTCAAGAAGATGCTTAATGACGTTGAGTGATGGCAGCAAAATCCAAGCTACCATCACCATTCCAAAGCCGACCAAGCCCATATTCCCTGAGCAGATGGAACGTCAGTTCATAGAGAATTTCAATAATTCGCAACCTCATCTAGTCAACAAGGTTGTCAAGTGTCACATTATGAGAAATTAAAGTTATGGAAGATTTACCTATTGGGTCAGAAATCGTCTTAAAGGTGGTTGAGACAGAGAAAGAAGAATGTAATGGCTGTTTCTTCGATGAGTTGTGTGGCGATATTTATAATGTTATTTGCAAAAATTTTAAGTGTGGCGCAACCAATCGAAAGGACGGAAAGAATATTCAATTCAAAAGAGTGAAGTAATATGGAAGAAAAGATTAATATAGCGAAAATATTAAAGAATAAGCCAGAAGGTACGAAACTCTGGACAGATATGTTTGGAAGTGTTACGTTATATGTCGTTACTAATGCATGTGATGCTTTTCAAGTTAAGCATCATAATAAAGAGCCATGGTTCGATGAAGACGGTAAATTGTACAAGGAAGGAGTTTTGTGCATCTACCCTAGCAAATCAATGCGTGATTGGGCAAAGTTTTCTTGGAAGAAGGGCGATGTCTTGGTTAGTAAAGATAACGTGTATATTATCTTTGAAAAGTTTGAGGATGATACCTACACAAGATTTAAAGGTAAGCATTATCTTTGGAAAGAATGTAACGTAGAAGATTATGATAAAGAAGAAACCAAAATGTTAACTTCTGTATTTGAGAAAGCAACCGATGATGTTGCTCAGACTTACATCAAAACCATTGAGGAACACTTGGACGGCAAACTCAATCTTGAAACTTTGGAGATTGAAAAGCAGCTTGAGTTCAAGGATGGGGATATAGTGGTATATGGAAAATCAGTAGCAATATGCCGAAGGATTTATAAGCATACCCTTAGTTTCTATGTTTCTCTAACTGAAATGTTTGGATTATTGTTTGCCGATGAGGTGGAATCATCTGAAGAGTATAGATTTGCTACAGAAGAAGAGAAACAGCAGCTCTTTGATGCTCTCGTAAAGAAAGGCAAGGCTTGGGATGCTGAGAAGAAACAGATTGTGGATTTGAAACCAAAGTGCGAGCTTAAGCCATTCGATAGATGTATTTGGAAGATACGGAATTGTGAAGGCTCTATATGGAGAGCAAGTTTCGTTTCTTATGTTGATGAGTATGGTGCTACTCCAATGGATGTGTCTATAGATGAAGATTTGGTTAACTTAATTATCCTTCCTTATAATGACCAGACTAAGCTCCTCGTGGGTACTACCGATGAATGGGAAGGAGGTGAGCAATGATTAAGTCAGTTACTATGTACTCTGTCGTTTGTGACAGATGCGGAAAAGCCTTCATTGATGAGTTTAATGGCATTGCGGCTTGGTTGGACGAAGGAACTGCAAAAGAGTGCTGGCAAGAAATGCAAAAGCATCAGCCATTTGGGTGGGTGAAGTCAACCTTGTTCAAAGATTTGGCTTTAGTTCAGAGAGTAACCACCTTGTATGTGGAAATTAACAGAGACATCATTGATTACAAAGATACATTAGAGAAGTTCACCTTTGCCGATTGCACTCCATTTGGCGTAAAAGTGGAGGAATAGATATGGCATGGGTATGTGTTAATAGTTTTGGTACAGAACTTATATTTGAAACAGAGCCTCACAAAGCTGTATATAGCTGGAGAGACGATTATGGTTCTTGCAAATGTATAGAAATACCACAAGGTAGTATCAAGAAACTCATCGGAAGAGAACTTACTTGGAATGATGAGCCAGTAGAACTTAAATAAGAATAATATGATATTCTATAGATTTGGCGAAATACCTAAAAATGAGAAATCATGTATTTGGAAAGGTGAAGAAAAAGTCGGGGAAGAATTTGGAGTTTCGGTATATGAAGCTCATAAAAACATTAATGGAACATATTCTCCAGTCTTACCTATGCCTGTTAATATGAGCACACTTGATACATTTCTCCATTTTATAAGATATTATAATGGAAAGAAATATTTAGTAACAGGTGATGTTCTTCCATTTGTTGGAACTGATTGGGAACCTCTTATTAAAAATGTAAAAATATTAAAAGAATTATAGCTTATGAAGATTGAAAATATCAAGTTCAAGGCAAAACGTCTTGACAGAAAAGGATGGGTTTGCGGATATTTCTACGAAGAGAATGGTAATACATACATCATCGAAAATCGCCAGAAAGAAAGTATGCTGAACCGAAATATCACTTATCAGGTTGACCCTTCTACCGTCTGCCAGTTTACAGGATTGAAAGACAAGAATGGGGAAGAAGTGTGGGAGCACGATTTACTAAAATTTATAACAGAAAGAGAAGTTATCATTGGCAGTACAGGAATCTTTCTCAAGAGGGAGACACATCTTTTGCCTCTTAGGGAAACTACCATTAAAGATGATAAACTTGTTAGATGGAGTAACCATGGTTCAAAGTTCGACAGAAAGGAAGGTGAGAAATGATGAAGAAAAGAATATATAGGATACTCATTATAGTCATATTCTGCATTATAATGGGATATTTTCTCGTTGGAACAATCCTTAATCCATCTGTTTATGAAGTGACAAGATGTTTTTTGTTTGGCTTGTTCTTGGGATATCATACATATTGTTTATATAGCAATTATGAAGGAGGTGAGAAATAAAGATTAGACTAGCAAAGAAGATAATGAACTACTATAAAAGATTTTATGGTAGCAAGTATTGGCTTTGGCGATGGGGCTATTATTGCGGAATGAAAAGTATAGGAAAGAACGCAGGAGACCACCGCATCACCAAGGCGATAAGTTTAACTAGAAAAAAGAAAGCGCATGAAAGAGGTAAGCATTAAAGTGGAAATGACAGTACCCGATGACTTCGATGTTAAGCAGTTCTGTCTAAGTGCTGTGAGTGGAGACTACCCATATTTAGCTGAAGAGTTCTGCCGCTTAGTAGCAATCGAGTGTAATGTAGACAATGAAGATATTGAGAATGACTTCCAAATCGGATTTGAACAATATAAAGATTAAGAGATATGCAAATAGAAATCAAAAGAGTAACGGACTGGCAGCGTGTAGTGGATGCTGCTCGGTTCACACAAGGTAAGGAACCGCTGGGACATGAGCCTAGCGATGAGTTTAAGAAACAGATGATTCTCAGCGAGCATTCACCGCTCAGGGAATTGGAGTTCGATATTAAGATGTATGGCATACCATATTGGGTGAGCAATCACTTTGTTCGCCATGTTCATGCACAGCCATTCGTCTCCACATCACGACCAGATATTACTGGCTCCAAGGTATCACGTCACGATATGCGTCAGGATGATTTGGTCAACTTGCAGCTATCCCTCAATGCTCAGGAGATTATCAATATCTCGAAGTTGAGACTCTGCAACAAGGCATCCGAGGAGACGAGAGAGGTGTGGTATAAGGTTCTTGACGAGGTGGCACGAATTGAACCTTTGCTTGCATCCGCTTGTGTTCCTCAATGTGTTTATAGAGGTTTCTGCCCTGAGCCGAAATCATGTGGCAGAGATAAGATAAGCATGTTTCCCATCATAAGAAAATTATACAAAAATCTTGAAATATACCAAAGCAACCAATGAAGAATCCTAAATATATCGTTAACGAATATGTCGGTGGGCACTTCGAGTACATAACTCCCTGCCCATTCGGCATCCAAGGCAAGTACACCAACGAAATACTATATGTAGGTAGCCTTGCTTGCCAGCGATGCGAGCACTTCCGAGGTATCAACAAAGAAGATGGTATCGTATCTTGTGGAATCGAATAGTTTTAAGAGTGCAGCCTATCTGCATTCTTCTTAATAATTAATCAAATTTTATATATGAATACAAAGAAAATCTCAATTATTCAGCGTATCAAGGAAAAATTCCTTGGTAAGCAGTTCTTTATTGCAGTAATCGCTAACAAGGGAACCAGTTCCTACTTCGTCAACTCTACCATATACCGCTCAGAGAAGGAGGTGAAGGCTTACAAGAAGTACATCACCACAGACGAGCGTATGAAACAGAGCTTCGATTTCGTAGGCTATTATGGTTTCCGTTCTAAGTTCGACTTCCGCATTCCTCTTAGCGGAAAGCCAGTATCAGTTGAAGAGGCAAAGAAACTGGCAGAGAAGTAGTATGGGAAAGTTGATAGACCTTACTGGACAGCGTTTCGGCAGATTACTCGTCTGCCGAAAATCTGACAAAGAGAACCACCAGCATGGTGCGTTCTGGATATGCAAATGTGATTGTGGCAGGGGTTGTACGGTTCTAGGTTCTGCTCTTCGTGACGGACGAACCAAATCATGTGGCTGTTACCGCTCTGAGCGTGCAACCGCCATCATCACCAAGTATGGCAACCGCAAGGGTAGACCCAAGCGGAAAGAGAAAGTTAACGGATAATATACATTTTATCACTTTTCATATTATATTTGCAACATGAAATTCAAGTATTTAATAGATAAAGTCAAAGGTTTCAGACACCGCAACGATTTTGTGGTTCTGGACGGAAGAGCAAACTCGGTCACGCTCTCCAAGGGCATCTACGACCACATCATGCAGAAGGAACGTATAGACACTTCTATCTTCGTATTCAGGCTACCTGACCGAGGTACATACGGATTCTGTATGCGTGAGGACTTGGAAGAACTTCGCAAAGCCAACACCGCCTTCGCTCAGCTTCAATTTAATCAGAAGTATAAGAAGGTAGGTTTCAGAAGTGACTACCCTTCCATCACCGCCATCCTTGATGATTACAATCTTCCTCTCAACAGAATGGTTCGCCTGACTTGCATCCCACGCAAGTCAGCCAAAGGAGAACCTTATTACGAAATCATGCGACCAAACTTAAATTCGAGCACATGGCAACAAGACAAGAAGTAATACTCAAAGGGATTACCCACTCTCCATCCGACTACGATTGTCAGGATGGGGAGTTGGCAACCTGCCTCAACCTCATCAACGAGGATGGGGCACTCCACCCTATCCACCAGCCAGTAGTAGTAGAGCAGAACATCACGCTGGATTCAGGAGACACAATAGAACTGGTTCATAAGGTAACACACGATGAAACGATTCACTCTCACTACATCATCCGTAAATCAGATGATACTTGGTACTGGCTAGAGAAAAGTGGAGACGGAACCAAGAACACCATCAACCTCAACGGATTCCACGTCAATGCCGTCACAGCAGTTGGCAATATCTTATGTTTCATAGGTGACGAGAAAACAATGTACGCATATTGGAAAGGTAGCAACTACACAAGTTTCGACCTTTCTTCACTTAGCTATAGTGCAACAATCACCAATGTTAAGTCTGAGAAATGTGATGTATCAATCAACCTTGGCGATGATTGGGATAATGCTTTTGAGACGAACAGACACTTTAATAATAACGTAGATACTTCTCTCAAAGGCGCATCTATCATATTCAACGCATTTGATTCACTTATCAACAAACGACTAAACGAAAAAGGCAAGGAGTACTTCAAATATACAGTTTTTGGAGTATTGGCTATCAAGTTATATGATGGAACCTCACACATAAATATATCAAATCCATTCATCCTTGCGCCTGAAACATCATTCAATAAGTTTATCTGGTATCAGGAAAAGAAATCTGTAGGCACAAGCACAAGTCTTCACACCCACACCATAAATGTCAGCATGGATATACCCGAAGGCTTGGAAGACCTTATTCTTGGTGTAGATGTTTATCTGTCCCAGCCTGAATCTTTTATTGATACAGAAAAAAGAACTAGAGGTATTTCACGAAATAATTGTTTTCTTTGGAATAACAAAATGGCATCAGGTGTGAATTGTGATGCCTTCCAATATTTGTCAGAGGAAGATATTTATCAGTCGTTTGAAAACAAATCCTTCTATCTAAGTGCCAGTATCAGCAAGGAAAAGCTAGGCACAGATATACAACTCAAACGAGTTTTACAGACAGAAGAAAGTATTTCTTTGGCAGACTTCAAGCGAGACACTTTTGGAGGCAAGTGCTCTATAACATACAACAACCGATTGCATATAGGAAACGTAAAGAAGACCATCTATAATGCTTTCGATACAGATATTTTCTCCAAGAGAAAAATTTCAGATGCACAGCTATGCCTAAATGAGTATGTAGATGTTGCAACTAGTAGCACCGCTACCACCGATTATATTTGCGATGCAGTCTTCAAGGTAAGCATCAGCGAAAATAGCATCAAACGAGATATATACCACAAGGGGAAACTGCAATATCCTATCTGCCCTATCTTGGCATATCCCAACACGCTTGCTACGGCAATGACTATCTATTTTCACTTACCGAAGTATGACAAGTATTATTCCAAGAGGGTAAGTTTAAAGCCTTCCGATACATTCGGTATGTCTTACTATATCAATATCAGTAAGAATCGTACCACTCCTATCGCAGTTGATAGACAATCTTCTGGTTCTTTGGATAATCAAGGTTTTGGAGGAAGAGTTGATGCGCCTACAGAAGAAGAAAAAGCTGAGTTGTCTGATTACATGTACCTATATCACGATGATGCTGGTCTTCCTGCTTTCATGCAAATATACCGCCATAAACTCCTTAAAAAGGATTCATCAGGTGGAACAACGAGAGCAGGAAGTAATGGAGGTGGTAGTTTTGGAAATCAAGGTGGAACGGTCATTTCATCTTCATATTATTGGGACAACACACCAATAGATACAGGTGACTTCACAGAGATAACCAAGGAAGAATACGATGCTGCTTTAAGTAATGTCGTGAGCCAAAAATATATCACACAGCATCCAAACGTCATAAAGGTTAGCGAAGCCGAAAATCCTTTGGTATTCCCAGCAGCAAATTCTGTTCAGGTAGGTTCTTCTATCATCAGCGCACTAGCCGCCAACACCCGACCAATCAGCGAAGGTCAATTCGGTGACGCTCCACTCTACGCATTCACCGATGAAGGTGTATGGGTAGTCATGTTGACTGATACAGGAACATATCAGTCACGACAACCAGCTTTACGTGAAATTTGCTCCAACCCTAAAGGCATTTTGCAGATTGATGATGCAGTTCTGTTCCCGACAGAGCGAGGAATCATGATGCAGCAAGGAAGAGAGTCTGTTTGTCTTACCGATGTACTGGATGATTATCCTTTCGATTTTCTATCCATTTATTCACATTCAATAAAGGATAAGACCTATCCGAATAAACTCCTTGCACTAGGTAATATTCCTGAGTCAGATGTGAAGTATGTCCGTTTCCGTAAGTATCTCGAAGAAGCTGATATGATTTACGACTATTACGATAGCCGTATCATAGTGTTCAACCCAAACTATACTTATGCTTACGTTTACTCTTTGAAAAGCAAGATGTGGGGAACCATGCACAATGTCTTCAACAAGCGAGTAAACATATATCCAGAGTCATACGCTACAGACAAAGCAGGAAACATACTCGATGTGTATGTGAAGGAGCCAACAGAGAATGTTCCATTCTTCCTATGTAGCCGTCCTTTAACGCTTGGTCAGGATGCCTATAAGACCATGTTCGATAGCATTACAAGAGGATATTTCAGCAGCATTCAGGCAGGAAAGTGTGGAACGGTTCTGTTTGGAAGTAATGATTTAGCTAATTGGTATTACGTTGGTTCTTCTGTAAATATGTATCTCAGAAACCTTATCGGTTCGCCATACAAATATTTCAGGCTTGCGCTTATGGGCAATCTTGCCCCAAAAGAATCTATCAGCGCACTATCTACAGAATTCCAAACAAGATTACAAAATAAACTCAGATAATTATGGCAGAATATACATTAACCGACTTCGATAAATACAAGGTTGAGCAAGGTGCATCCTTGGGAACGAAAATAGATGACAAGATAGTTCTATCCACATGTATCAACATTTATCCTTTAGGTACAAATATGTACATGGGATATGTGATATTCAACAACAACTTATACCAGTTGTTCTATTTCGACTCAGACGGAAATCTCTATAATCTGAATAAAACTAAAGTAGGTGTTGCCTATATTGTAGACTCCAACATCACAAAAACAACTGGCACTAAACTCGTCAGAGAAACCTCATCTGATGGAACATCAAATGCTCGCCAATTCCCTAAATACGGAATAGCTACCGCATCAGAGACAGGTGGAACAGAGGAAAGCGGCAAAGAAGAGGAAATCTTCTCAATCGCTACCCTACAGCCTAGAGAAGAAGTAGCCGCAAGTTGCTTGCAGGCTATGTTACAGAAGTATGAGAATCCGCTCAATATAGACAACACCAAGATTAAGCAACTTGTAAGCAAGTCATTCTTGTTTGCTCAGGAGTTCATCAATCAGGCTGTTCTGTATCGTGAGAAGGAGACAACATCGGCAACCGTTGAGAACAACAAGTACGCATCAGTTGATTCTGATTCTCTCAGCAGCGACACCGATAAACTGCTCTACAACATAGCTACAGCTATCAACAACTTTATCGCTCAGGATAAGAATCAGTATGCCGACCAGCAGAAGAACGGATTGAAACTGGCTGCTACAGACGTAAATGTCAAGACCTTGCCTGAGAGTATCAATATTAATGCTGCTGTTACTGGTTCGGTAACTACCAAGCAGGAGTCCACGTCTAGTGGAACATGAACTTAGATAAATATTTAGTTTGTCATTTAATACAATAAAGGGTAGCAGTCCGTGAAGGATAGCTACCCTTGCTTTATCTAGTCTTAAACGACTAACCTAAAATGGATGCAAAGCGATTCTTGCTCTAACAGCCGAGCGGTTGCTGGCATCCTTAATCTTCTGTTTCTTATCCTCAGCGAGTGCCCAGAACCTATCAGCACCATCAGGATATACAATCATCAACCATTCATAAAGGCATTGGTTCACGATGTAGTCATGCAAGTAGACGGTCATGGTATGTACACTTGTCTGAGAAAAACCTTGCGGCATCCGCATAGCCAAGTAATAGGCATCCTCATCATTTGTCGGGGAACCTATACACTCTTCCCATTCGTTGGAATCAAAGCCGCCACCGAGCATTTCCACCTTGGTGAAACGGAAAAGCATTTCTCTGCAATCCTCTACTGCTGAGTCTAGAATCCTTGCTAACTTATCTCTGTTTCCTTCCTCTGATACATCAAACACATTCTTTAATTGTTTGGCATCTATACCTTTCTGCTTGGAATAAGAATCAGCAAAAGAAAAAGCAGTATTCTTGATGTCATATACCAACTCATTCTTTTCCAACTCTATCATCACTTTATACCCTTTATTACAATACCTCATATCCTATCCTCCTATCTTGTTGGTCTTTTACGTGTATAAATGATTGCGTCAATCTTTAGCAGCAAAACGTTTGCCTTGGAGAGATAATCTTCCACCTTATCCTTATAGACTACTGAGCACCATTCTGCTACTATTTTGTTGACTACATAACTAAAAACCGTTGATTCTAAGGTCTTAAATAAACTCTCATTAAAAAGGCTGCTCACTCTCAGACCAAAGACCTCGTTGCTGTCTGAGTCACACTTCTGCCATCCAAGAATACTCTCCAAGGCTACGGAAACATCATCAATGGAATCTTCCCAAAAGCCTTCCAGCATTTCTCTATCAGCTTTTGTCACAAACACTTGGTCATACAGACTTTTTCCGTTTTTATCCAAGTTCTTTCCTCCTATGTAGGCAGTAGTCTTTGCCACCTCCTCATAGATGTCACTTTTCGTGATTGTCAATGTGAAATTTGCCATTCTTTATCTTTTTATAGAGTTTATAACCTAATACGATTAGCAGCATGCTGAGTGCTCCAAAAGACCATACTGCATACTTCAACTGAAACTGCTCCCACTTGGAGAGTTGTTTTTCTACTGGGTAGGGAACTGGGATGGAGTCTCTTTTCAGGAAGGAATCCACCTTCACCTTATACACATTTTTATAAATGCTCTTCTCATGCCATCGGTCAAGAAAGCAAGTATCTCCCTTCTGTCTGAGGAAGATTGAATCACGCACAAAAACGCTGTCAGAAGTATGCAGCGTATCGTGTTTTACTACGTCCAGACATATAACTTTTTCCATCGGGACGTATTTTGTCTTGCATCCCGACAGAAGAAATGCCACCAGCAAGATACCAATCACGTAGAGTGCTACTTGCCAAAAATCAGTATCGTACCATTTTACTTTCATAGGCTAAACATTAAAGACCTTCTTTGCTCTTGTAAGGAACTTTCGTCTTGATTCCAATCCGTTGGTTCCACCATTGATTATCTTGGTAATAGCCACGAAACTATCACTATCAGCCAGCTTGTTCAGGTCATGTTTCCACCACCACCACATAGCACTCTTCGTTGCTCCTAGCGGAAGCTCCAGCAACTGAGGGTTCTCCATGATGTCACCAGTACAATATTTGCTGTTCTGATAAGCCTGATAGTTGGCTCTGCCAGTAATCTGAATCAAGCCCCTGCCACGATACTTGTAGCCGTCACCATCCTTCAAGTTGCCGAGAATATTCTTAAACTTGCCAACGTCATACTTTCGGAAGTAGTTTCTGTTACCGAGTTCCTTGGTATATCGCAGTTCACCACTCTCATGTGCAATCTGAGCCAAGAAATGAGCCATACGCTTAGGAATATCAATATGGAACACCTCAGCATAGCCATTGATATAAGGTAGGAACGCATCCACCTTATCCTTGGCATTCGGCATAATCGCTAAAATCTGTTCTCTTGTTACCTTCATATTACTTGCCCTCCTTCACTTGTTTCAGCATACTTGCGAGTTCATCTTTCACCTTGCTCTCAAAGTTGCCTAGTTTTGTCTTGAAATAAACGTTTACCCCGAATATTGCTCCAGAGTAAACCAATGTCTGACTGACATACCACAGCACACCATCAGACACCACATAATTGTTGAGAAAGAATGATAAGAAGGTGAGTATAACACCACTCACTATCATTCCTATAGCTGCACCATATTGCAATCCTTCACGTACATTTGGAGTCATATCTTATATTTATATATTATTAATAATATGCAAAGATAAGAAATGATTCCCAATTAGTTACTTTATCCGTTTATTGTGTGCCATATTTTGCTGGTAGGATGCAAGCAGTCAGGGTCTTGCAGATACTCGATAGCCATCAAAACCACCATTTCCTTCAACTCATCAGCATCTTTGCTATATCGCTCCAGCATCAAATGATGGTCACTTCTCATCAGATTCATAGTTACCGCCAAGTCATAGATGGTATAGTCAGAAATATCATCCTGATGCTTGTCAAAGGCTTCTCTTATCTCATCATCCGAGAAGAAAGGAGCCGTATGCTTGGTTCCGTCCGCATCCTCATACCACATCTTGCTGATAGCATCATCGGCAAAGTGCTTATCAAAATGCTCTTCGCTCAACACACCATACACCATCGCACAAAGATGATGTTCCTCCACATCGCTCAACTTGCATGAGAGATACTTGCCGACTGCCTTAGCTATAGCCAACATCTGTTCAGGAGCCATTTCCTGCTGATACTTTTCTACGAAATCTACGAAATTCATACCTATACAAATTAAAAGTTTATGATGTTGCAAAGATACGAATATCTTAAACGCAGCACCATAAACTCGTAGATATTTCTGTAGCTATCTGAATATCAGACAAGTACAGTTACGACAAAAACACTTCCTTTCTTTATTCGTCCTTAAATTTGGTTCTCTTCTCTCCACCCCTCGTCCAGATGTCGTTTTTCTTGCGTTTCGCCACCTTTCCGATAACATCATTCTCGTAAAGTTCGGGCTTATTCTCCCTACCTTGGGTCTCTGAAGCAACACCACCATTCGGGTTGCCACCTTGGCTGGCATCAGGTTTCCCATTGCCATACCATTCCTTGTCACTTGGTTTGTCTGCAATCATAACTATAAACTATTAACTATAAACTATAAACTAAGCAGCAAGCGGTGGGTTCTGTCCGTCAGGACTCACCCCCTGACCGCTCATCATCTGCTGCAACATCGCCTGAGCCTTCGGATTGCTCTGTAATGCCTGAGCAATTTGCGCTTGCAACTGAGGAGAGAATCCTTGTGGAGTCTCACCATTCTGAATGGCTTGCTGGTTGGATGCAACCGATTGCAACAACTCCTCTCCAAATGGGAAATCTCCTACTTGCAGCAACTGCTCCAACGTGATAGCCTGATTCTGCCACAAGGTAATAAGGAACTCATTCGCCATCTGTCTGTATACTGGAGTAGCTGTACTTTCCGTGATGTTGATGTCAAACTCAACGTCTCGTATCTTCTTAGGGTCATAGTGCACAATCTGTCCTGCCCTACCAACAATATTGAAGTTGCGAGCCACATCGTAGTACTGCTGCATATTCTTAACTGTCTTGTAAGCACCATCAATGATGAACTGGCTGAAAGTCTCCAAAATATCAAGCAGCGACATGGTAGCATTCTGTGTTTGCTGGGCATAGAGCGAACCGCTCGTACCTGATACTCCTGGTTTACCTTGCAGCGCACCATTCACTCCCGATATATCCTCGAAGAACTTCAACTGATAGCTGAGTAAATCACCGATTCCGATATTCGTAGAGTTGTTGGCTACTTGCTGAGGAACCTGACCGCTCTTGTTTGGCTTGTATCTCACCACACCATTGAATCTACTCCACTCATCGCAGAAATCATCCCAACTCATATCATCAGGAAGACAATCCTCAGGACAGAGCAGCACACCCTTGGCACTCGAACGCATGATGAAGTCATACATCGTGATAAGTCGGTTCACGTATCTCTGCTGGTCAATCACATCTTCCACGAAGCTGTGAATCTCGCCATCAATAAACGGATAGAACTTAAAGCAGTATGGATGCTCACCATGAGCATAAGGAGTCTCGCCTTCTCTCAGAATATCACCGAAAGGAGAAAGATAGTAGAAATGCCAGTAATCATCCATAAACCACTCGGCATCAATCAGAGGAATATCCTCTTCCAGCATACCAGCAGACAAACCTCGCCTGATTCTGTCTCTGTTCTCTGCATCTACAATATCAGCCTTATCCTCAATATCAATCTTGAAATCATCGCCATTGTTGTAGTCGTGACATCGGTACCTTGGCTTACTCTCCTTTCGCCAAACCTCAATCACTCGGCAGAGCGAAGGGTTGGCAGGATTCATAAAGTCGATGGTCTTTGGGTCGAACTCACCAAATCGCTGAGTGCAGTCAGCTATTACGAAATCTCGGTTAGCTGCCAGTCTGTATATCTCCTTCAACTTACGAGCCTCAGCAGGAGACTTGGCAAACTCTCGCAGTACGTTGCCGATGGTAATGTCATGCACCTCACCCAAACAACTCACGTCCCAACCACGGAAATCCCTCATATTGTTGTCTATGAAGAAATTGTTCGGGTTCACGTAGTCCGTCCAGCAATCCAACCTACCTCTTCGCCATCCATACTTTTTCTTATAGATAGCAGCACCGCTTATCAGGAACTCTTCCATGGTTCGTGCATCCAGTTCCGTCTCTCGGTTCAGTTGTCGGTTACATTGAAGCACGACGCTCATGGTCTCACCATATCGTTTCTCATCCTTATCTCTAGCATTGCAGGTAGGTTCCTTACTCTGAGAGCGGTACACTCCCAGTACATTCTTCACCAGTCTACGGATAAGGTTGTTCTTCAATGGTTCGCTACCCTGTTCACGGATATAGTCTTCCTCCCTGATACGCTTAGTAAAGCCACACTTGCTTTTGAACTCAATGGTATCGCCCCACTGGTCTCCATAGCAGTATCGCTTGTTTCTCAGTCTTCGCTTTCGGAAGTTATCCATGTTGTTATAGTATCGTTGAGCCTCCAGCAAGATAGAGAAGGCACGCTCGTAAGGCTTGTCAAATCGGTTCTTGGATGCCTTCACGCTATCCAGTTCTTCCTTGTCAAGTACCCTACTCAACGATAGCAGTTTGGTTTCTTCTTTCTTCTTTGCCATAATTTATGATGTTGTAGGTTCAACAATATGTGCCAACTTTCTAGCCACTCCAAGGAATCCGCTTGCAGTATCGGTATCGCCAAGGCTGATACAAGTAAGATAGCCAGCCATGTATAAGATGGCATCTTTCAGGACGGAAGGCAGACTGATTTTCTGTTCGGTAGTGATAGATGGAACCTGAACATAGATGAATGCCAACGTAGCATCCTGCTTTGTGCTGGTATATAGTTCGATACTCTTGCCGTTAGCCGTATGCACGATAGCCGCAATCGGTCGCTCAGGATTTCCCCTAACTCCATATTTGCAGTTCTGATACTTGTAGGCATCATCACTCTCTGAAATGATTGTAGCAGGACGGTTCCAGCCTTCTGCCTTCACAGAAAGGATTCTCAGCATATCGGTAGGCAAAACCATCTTACCCACGTAATAGCCGCCATTGCTATCCGTCCACGTTACAGCATTCGTACACGAAGTACCTTCCACCATATCCTCAGGAGCATCCGAAAGAATGATTCTTGCTGCATCTACGATTTTACTCTCAATAAGTTCTGCTTGCGAGAGTGTATCAGAATCGCTAGGAGCCAGCAAGCCAGCAGACTCTTGGTTTCTATCCAAGAGCACCTTCACCTCTTTCACTAAATCAGATACAGCATATTCTACCATTACTCCAGTCCTTCTAGTTCAACACCCTTTTCCTTAGCAATCGCCAAGATGTCTTCCTTGGTCTTCATCTTGGAACGACTCACACCATAGGTCTCAGCCAAATAGTCCTTGGCATCCTCAACGTCTGTTACTACGTGGGTCTTCTTCTCGTCAGCCACCTTCTTCTTAGCCTTGGCAGCATCCTTCTTCTTGGCTTCAGCAGCTTCCTTCTTCTCGTCAATACTCTCCACCAAGAAGAACTTGTCATTGAACCAATAATGAGACTCGATAGCCTTCTGTACCTTTGGGTCTCTTGTCATATAGACACTACTGCCCGTGCTCTTACCCTCAAAGTTAATGCGCATCCGCTCGTTACCTGCCATAACGCTGAATGACAAATCAGTACCTGCTTGATATTTATTAAACATGATTATTCCTTATTATATATATGTGTTACTAAAAAAGGGATGGGGCTAGTGCCCACACCCCTCACTATTTGATGAATAAATTGCAATTCTACTTGCTTTTAGGCAGCAGCCTTGGTTCCCTCTGTACCAGAAGAGTCATCTGTTGCAGGAACCGCAGCAAGGCGCATACGAGCGTGTGCCTTAGGGTACTTCAAGTACAGACAAGCTACCTCCTGAATAACTACTGCATCGGTGTTACGGATGCCAGCCTTCTTCAAGTCGAGCACGTTACGTGTCCAAGACAAGTGTACTCGCTTAACCAAGAACTCTGGGTCAAGGGCAAAGCCGCAGTCACTCATGCCGAAGATGTCAAACAACTCAGAGTGAATCATCAACACCTCACCGAAGTCAGTCTCCCAACTCTTGAACTTCAAGTTCCAAACCTCAACGGTGTCCTTCAAGCGGAACTTGTCAGAATCAATCTTACTGAATGCGCTCACGAAGTCTGAACCAGCGATAATCACCTTGCGCTTGTTGCCGATACCTGTACCAACAAACAAGTCTTTTGAAATGTCAACCAACTCCAAATCAGTAATCACTCGTTCATTCTTGCCGTAGCCCTTCTTAATATCGTCAGCAGTAGCAACATGACCTACCTCAATATCCTTACCAGCCATCCACCAAATACCCTTGGTAAACCACTGGGCAGAGTTGTTCTTGGTAGTATGCTTGATACAAGCCATATCACCGAAGAGATAAGTACCTTCCATCGCAAGACGCATATCATAGATACTATCCTCCTCGATGTCAGAGAAATCCCAGTCTACTCGCTTAGCAGCAATCTTATTAAAGGTACTCTCCTCAACCTGAATCATGAAGTTCTGGCAGTACTGAATCTCAGAATCAGGAAGGTTGTTGAAACGACCCGTCTGAACGTCCAACTCACCGCAACTCTTCGCCATACGGATAAGTACCTGCCCCTTCTTTAAAACAGGAATGCCGATAGCCTGTTTTGTGACCAACTCGCCATTTACAGCATACACAATAGGATAACCCTCTGTATCTTTACCGCAAACGCAAAGTTCCAAATCAGGAGTAGGAGCATCTTTAATGGTTGAATAAGCAACACCCTTATAGTTTGTAATCGCCTTCACACCTACCACTCGGATGGTATCATCCAGAGTAAACATTTCAGGGTCTTCTACCTTCAATACCATAGATGTACCAGTACTCTTCGGGGTATCATCCTTGACGGTTGTCTTGATAGGACGTGTACCGATACTCCAATACTCAACTACAAACGAACTAGCAGACTTGGTTGTCGCATAGCGTGAAATCTGGTCAACTGGAGTAGCCATCGGACGAATCTTGGTAATCTTGTCGTTGATGTCGTTCTCATAGAACTCCGTGCCATTCTCGTTATAATGCCCTCGACCATTGCCCTCAGTAGCAATACCATCATCCTGACGAGCCGCACCGCCATTGCCAGCATCATTGGCAGCAGTAGCACCACCAGCTTCCGCAGCGTGACCACTCTCGGTAGTACCGCCATCAGGCAGAGCCGCCTCAGCCATGATAACCTGACCATTCACTCCAAAAATAACTGCCATGACCATCAGAAAGACGGAAAGCATCCGATTAAATGTACTTTTCTTCATTGTTATCCTAAATTAATTAAACATTATATATTATCTTTTTACCTTTTCTCATTATCGAATGTGTGTTCTCTTCTCGTTGCCACGCTGCCAGATATTACCCCTACGTGATATTCTACCAACAGCACCAAGGTCAGGCTGATTATCCGTAGGCTTGGTCTCCGCATTAGCGGAATCAAGGTCAGCAGTACCATCGCCCTTCTTTCTCAGTTCAAGGTTCTTGACGTGCTTGCTGTTCTTGCCACGAACCTCACCCTCATGGGCAGCATCAGCCACATCGGTATCATGGTTCTTTGCCTTGATGAAAGCAGTAATCATTTCCTCAGTAAACTTACCAGTCACCACATTACGCATAGTCTGAAAACACTGGTCAATTGCATCATTCACAGCTTCCTCGCCATACTTCTCTTCCAACTTGTCGAACACCTCATAGCTGGAAGGCATATTCTTGTCATACTCCTCCTGCAATTTCTTGCCGTTGGCAGCATTCTGCAAGAACTCCGACTGAGCCGATGCAATCTCATCCGCATTGTCAGGGTCAGAGTAGTAGTCAATGGCATCCTCGCCATGGGTACGAATCAACTCGGCATAAGGACTCTTGCCAGCCTTCATCGCCTGAAGGAAGGTAGCCGCCTCAGGGTCGCTACCCAGCCAATCGCCCATAGCCTTTTCGTTATCCTTGTAACCCTGCAAAGCCTTCTGGTCGGCATCATAATCATCATTGATGGCTCCATACATAGCTTCATCATCCGCATACTCAGTATCAGGGTGACGGGTCTTCAAACGCTCCAAAGCCAAGTCTCTCTTGGTCTTGGTATCTTGCTGTTTTGCAGCACCAGCATTCTGCTCAATATTTGTATTTTCGTCCATATATATATGTGTATATTTATAAATCAATGCCCAAAATTAATACTTTTTTCCGATTTCCATCTTTTATCCGTTAATTTAGTCTAATCGGATGCGACTAATTCAATACTTTTTTGTATATTTGCAGTGTCAGATATGAAATATAAGGATTCACGATGCTATTATATACAGGAACGTGATGCTGATTTATTGATGGCTTACAAAGAAATTATTAATGTAAGAGACAATATCAGACTCTCAGAGATTGAGGAAAAGCTAGCCCAATCTCCGAGCAGAAGATTTTGGGTTTCAGAAGACCGTGCTTATATAGTCATATTAGACTTACTGAAAGGAAAACCTCTTGATAACATGATTCCTACCCGAAAGGAAATGTATCAGGAAATTTTCAGAAGATTCCAGATTCATAAGAGTAATGAGCCATATCTAAGTAATATGGATATTATCAAACGTGTATGTGCTGAAAAAGCACCCAGTTTCTATTTGACTCCTCAAAGCATACACGTAATTCTTAGCAGGGTGAGAAAGGAGGAGAAGCAAAGATGCTACGAGAGACGAAAGAGAAGATTGCACTTTATGCTGGGTACATTATAATAATGTGTATCACTTTTCTTGGATATGATGGCATGGGTCTCTTTGACGATTGTTCTATTCAGAACCGACTAAGCTACCCTTTCTTTCATCAGAACATCTTTCATGCTGCCATCAACCTTTATGTTTTCCATCAATGCTACCGAGCCATCCCTTGTGGCATCGGTCACTTGGTGGCATTCTATCTCATAGCCATCAGCTATCCATTCACCTCATCCGTTCCAATCATCGGTCTTAGCGGATTTATCTATGCTTACATGGGCTTTATCGCCCCTTACGTGGAGAATAAGGTAAGATACAATCTCACCATTCTCCTATATATCTGTGTTGGAATCTTCTTCCCTTGCATGGCAGTTGGAGTCCACATCTATTGCTATGTACTTGGTCTGTTGTGGGGTTATTTAAATGCACCGCTATGCCAAGACAAGTAACCGCCAAACAGACTGATGCTGTAGACAAACATGTGCTTGGCATCCTGAAAGAGAACGAGAAACGCATCAAGGAAATCAACACACCATTCAATCCTATCAAGGGTGAAGGTTGTGGAGATAAGCGATTCCTGCTCTTCCTTCCTGATTTCCCGATTCAGAGACAGCAGCTTCCAGTTTCGATGAAGAAGATTCCGCTCGTCAAGATGCTCATCGAGTTTGGTAGCTGCAAGGCGGTAATCGAGGAACTGCACAAGGATATAGACGAGCCGTACAACCTAGAGGAAGAGATTGAGCAACTGGTGGAGCAGTTTACTCGCATCAGGATGAAACACGACCCTTTCTTCTTCTTTGCTGCATTCATCTATATAAAACCAAAAAGTAGTGGTGTTCCTTTCTTATTCAAACTAAGAAGACCACAAAGAAGATTGCTCAGATGGTTGGAAGAGCGCAGAAAGAAGAATCGCCCTATCCGTCTCATCCTGCTGAAAGCAAGACAATGGGGAGGTTCTACGGTTATCCAGATGTACTTCCTTTGGTTACAGCTCATGTGGCAGAAAGGTCTCAACTCGCTGATTATCGCTCAGGTGAAGGACACAGCAGAAACCATCCGAGGTATGTTCGATGAGGCATTGAAGATGTTCCCAGTAAAGTTCCTTCATGAAATGGGAGAAGCTTATTCAGAGAACGAGCCTAAGTTTGTAGGTTTCGGTTCATCAGGTAACGTGAAGAAGGTTCCTCAGCGATTTTGCAAAATCAAGGTGGGTTCCATGCAAAAACCTACATCTGTAAATGGTGAAGATTACACGCTCATTCATTGCTCAGAAGTTGGGTTGTGGGAGAAAACAGAAGGTAAGTCTCCAGAGGAAGTTGTTCAGAATGCAACAAATGGTGTACTCTACAGACCATACACCATGATAGTATATGAATCAACCGCCAATGGTACTGGAAACTTCTTCCATCAGGAGTGGCTGGCAGCAGAGAAAGGTGAATCTGTATTTGAGCCGTTCTTCGTCCCTTGGTTTGAGATTTACGACCTCTACCATCTTGACTTCGAGAACAAGAAACAGAAAGAGGAGTTCGCAAAATGGCTATACGAAAACAGAAACAACACCAACACGATGTCGAATCGTGAGGAGCCAGTAACTTATCTTTGGAAGTTGTGGCAGATGGGAGCACCTTTGGAAGCACTCAACTGGTATATCGTGGAGCGCAAGAAGTTCACAGACCACGGAGATATGGCTAGTGGATTCCCTTCTGACCCAGTAGAGGCCTTCAAACACTCAGGAGCCAAGGTATTTGCAGAAGAGAAGGTTGACCAGTTCAAGAAAGGTTGCCGAGCACCTAAGTTCATCGGTGATGTTTATGGCGATGGTTACAAGGGTAAGAAGTGCCTACAGAATGTACGGTTTTCAGAAGACAAGACTGGGCAGTTGTGGATATGGAGTAAGCCTGAATATTTTGACGATTGCAAGGTAACCAACCGCTATCTGGTTGTTGTGGATATTGGTGGTAGAGGTAGCAAGGCTGACTGGTCTGTTATCTGTGTCTTCGACCGATATTGGATGATGGAAGGCGGCAAACCATACGTGGTAGCCCAATGGTACGGACACATAGATATGGACTTGCTGGCATGGAAGGCAGCCCAGATAGCCAAGTACTACGACAATGCCCTGCTGGTGATTGAATCCAACACCTTGGAGACGAAAGACAAGGAGCACATCTTGGAAGGTGGTGACCAGTCTGAGTTCATCCTGAATCAAATCAAGGATGAGTACGATAATCTTTATGCTCGCAAGCAGAGCGAAGCAGACATCAAGGAAGGTCTTCCACGTAAGTACGGATTCCATACCAATGTGGCAACCAAGCCGATGGTTATCTCTGTATTGGTTCAGGTAGTCAGAGAACATCTATACGTTGAGCGAGACCAGCGATGCCTGAACGAGTTCCTTACCTACGAGCGTAAGAAGAACGGAGCATACGGAGCCATCGACGGAAAGCACGATGATTTGCTCATGACCAGAGCCATCGGACTCCACATCTGTTTCAATGAAATGGAAATGCCTAAGATGATACAGAATCAGGCAAGAGTAATGAGAAGAAAGGTTTCTGTTTCGGCAGCAACCATCATATAGTTTCAAACAATAATAATTACGATTATGAAAGTAACAAAGATTTTCAAGCGCATCAAGTGCGAAATCATGTACCGCCAAGCTACGGCTAAGGCAGACTACGCATCCAAGAAGAACCATGGTGAAATCTTCTACGTCCTTCCTACGCAGAAGGGCAACCTCATGATTTTGAACCGCCCTCTCTTCGAGGCATTCAAGAAGACCAAACTGGTAGACAACGACATGAAGGTTAGAGACCTCTTCAAGGATTGCGTCTACCATACCAACTGCAAGAGTGAGAAGGGAAAGCGCAGCCGCAAGCGCAAATTTCTCAGATGGAAGGGCTTAATCTAAAATTTTTCTGCCCTAAATAAACGGATAAAAGATAGGTGGAGAAAATTCTGCCTATCTTTGTCTATTATTAATAATGTATACGTATATGGATATTTATAAGATTGTTAAAGGCAACAGCTTCGACCTTTTCATCAAGCTACAGAAAGCCTACATCAGCAAGAATAAGCAGATGTTGGAAGATGTTGACATGGCTGCCATCAGTAATCTAGAAGTACACCTTACTGATGCCTTTGGAGAGTGTGTAGCAAAAATGCCTTTTGTTCAGAGAGGAACAAATAATAGTGAAGTAGAACCGAATAATATGTGTGTCAAGTTCCCACCATTTCTAGAGGAAGGACTATATGGCATTACCATTCGTGGCAAGTACAATGGAAACGACATCTGTAGCATCGAGCACCACCTTTTCCGTATCGTGGAGCGAAATGGCAAGTCTCATATTCCTCTCGGCATCGTAGAGGGTGAAATGGGAGGTATGTACAATGCGAAGTACTGGATAGAACTGAACAATCAGAATGATGCTGATGTGGACGATACAAATATATATCTGGAAGCGTCACCTTCTGTTATTGCTTATGATGGAACAGAACACACCATTAAACTCTCATGGCAAATTAGGAAGAATGGCATTGATACTATTCCCGACAATATTAAGATTATTGACGGAAGTAATGTAATTGAACCTAAGACAACTGATACGTCAGCCAATGTTTCACGTTCACAAGTAGGTTCATACGCTTTCCATATCATAGTCACGCTGAACGGAAAAATATATAAAGCAACTGCTTTTGTTACAATAGGTGCAAAGACTATGTATGGTGCATCATCTTTATCAGATGCAAACGAACTAGACCTATCTGTACTTAACGGAAGTAATACTTCTTTGGTCAATCAGACAATAACGGTTACTACAACAGATGAAAACGATGTAGTTTGGTTTATTTCAGACACTCCATTACAATTCATTCAGGGAAATATCGAAGCTGATTTCCACGAAACGATTATTGGTGCATTATATTATTATAATTCAGACCCACTTATTGCTGGTGACAATACTTATACAATAAAAGCAAAATAAATATGGTAAAATTAGGTAGTACGCTAGAATCTTCAAGAAAAGACAAAAGGCTAGCAAATTCAGACAATATATATGACAAGAGACTAGACAAGATGCAGGAGGAAATCAACCAAGAGGTTTCTTCTCTATCTCCAGTTGACGAAGAAGACCTTACTAGGTCATTCGATGATAACGGACGTTCTGTAACCAAATTTGCCGACCGCTCCTATTCCCCTCAGAATTTCAGCGGCAAAGGCTACAAAATTCTACGCAAGAACATCAAGCCAGTCTCTATTGCCACAACAAAAATAATAGTGTCATCTATCCCGACATCAGATGGATACATTGCTTTCATCATCAATGGTGTAGAAAGCCATGTAGATGTTGTTGCGTCAACAGATACGACAACAGAAAAAGTAGCTGCGAAAATTAATTTAAAGCTGACCGAAACAATGATAGAGTATGAAGTGAGTCAAAGCTCTTCAACTATTACTCTTACTCGCAATTTTGAAAGCAATGTCTCCACTCCATCATCTTATAGTGCTGTTGGTACAGGAACATCATGTGTTGTCACCGATAGTACAAAGGTAGAACTCCGTAATATTATAACACAAGGTATGATTAATCAGCCTAATATTATCTATGAAATTAGGTATGATTTTGATTTAAATGGACAAGAAATTACTATTCCAGAAGGATGTACGCTTAAGTTTAATGGAGGAAATTTAACTAATGGTCTTATAATTTCCAATAAAACTAAAATTCAAAATGCACCTTATATTGATGGAACTGATAAGTTAAAAATAACAGGTAAAGTGTATGATATAAATAATAAGGAAATAACTCATTATAAATGGGAAATTATTAATAGAAAATGTAAATTATATACAACTTTAATACCGTGGTGGGATTTCTTAAATGATGTAGAAAATGCTTATAGAATTGGTGTTACTGATTTTCATATTGTATTACATATTTCATCTAATAATAATACTAATTTTGAGGTTACAGACCCTTATTACTATTCAGATGAGCGTTTTGTGAATAAAATTTTGAAGTATAATTTAAGTACTCCTTGTCTTAAATTACACATAGATGAAGGAAAACCTTTTGGTTCAGCTCCTTATAATACTGTATCTTATATAGAAAATACAATAAATTATGTAAAAACATTAGTAAGTAAATATAGAGAATTAGGATTAAAATTTGATAAATTTTGGGTATCAAATGAACATATTAATATAACCTGCAACGATGATAATAATTCAGCAGATTTATGGAGAAGTTATCTTATTGATTTAAAAACATGGTTACAAACAAACTATAATATAAGTTGTTGGGCATCTTTGCAGCAACCTATATTAACAATGGCTTCATATAACGATATTAATATATCTGCTAATTTTTATCCAAGGATTAGTAGCTTTGATGATAGATATTGTAGTAATGTAGATACATTGAATAATCTTGTATCTCAAATTAATACTTATATAGCATCTTGCCCTAATAATATTTCTTATGTAATATCAGAGTGCGGTTGTACCGGAAGATATAAATCATTAAGAGTACCTGAAGCTTATTCTCTTAAAGGTCAAAAGCATCTTTATATATTTGATAAATTTTATAGTGCCATAGTTGAAGCACTTAATCAATGTCAAATTGATGAGTGGGTAATATGGTATGGAGATGCACCTAGTGGTTTAAAAGGTGCTCAAGATTTAGTTTATAACATTTTAAGGAAATTATTATGATAAAAAATATTAATTTATTCAGTAAGCCAGATGCAAGAAATAAGTATGGTATTATAGCGCAAATTGCGGTACCTCTACCTATTTCCATAGAACTTACTTATTACGTGTATAAAAATAGTAGTAATCCTACTCTTATTAAAGAGGAATATTATGTTGTGTCACATCTTAACGGATGGAATCTTAATTATCTTAATTATACACCTAAAAAAGAAGATTACTCTATACATTATCATATAGAAGATGATACAGAACCAAATATTTATTTATATTTTGGTAATGATATAACAGGTAAAAGTAATAATCCGTATTTTTATATATTATACAACTGTAAAAATAATATTATTAACAATACTTATAATGTTACATTGAAATATGCCGATAGTTATTCCGCCGATATAGCATTAGTTTATCCTATCGGAAAAGAGTTTTGGGCTTCACAATATTCTGTAGCGATACCTTTATCTATTATAAAGGACAATTTTATAGCGAACGAAAAACTAAATATTGTTAATTCTACTACTATTGAAACATTACTTAATAATAAGAGTAATTTAAATGGTATTTATTTGCGTACTAATCAAGTAGTTTGTTTTAAGAAAGCTTTAAGAAATGACAATAATTTTCAAAATGTAAAACTTTATATTTTTAATGATGGTTACAGGATTGAATATGATTTGTTAGAAATAATAAAAAATGATATTACAGCTGTGAGTATTGTAGGATTAAACATTAAACCTAAAATAGAAGTCTATATATCAGGTGCAGATGTTTATATAAAATCTCTTGGTTATATAATGGTGTCTATTATAATGTCTCACGCAGATTATAATATTGTTAACGATATACCCGAAGGTATTACTCAAGTTAAGATACTTGATAGAGAAAAGGTAACAGTAGAAGAACTTTTGACTTATAGGTCACTTTTAAGATATACTTTTTTACCTTATTTGTGTGACAATAATCTACTATATAGAGGGCACAATTATATTAAAAGTGGAACTTTTGCAGATAAACCTACTAAAGCTCCTATAGGTTTTGCTTACTTTTGTACTGATAAACAAACAGGCGAAGGTGCAACTGATGGTATAACGATTTATTATAAAGGAAATGATATTTGGGTTGATGCTTTAGGTAGAGTGGTAAATTAATTGTATTACTCGTACATTATGGCAAGTTCTCAATAGAAATGCCATGTGCATTGATTATGCAAATTTCAAATTGCTTAGTACAAACTAGTACAAAAAGAACTCTAAGTCGCTGACTTTGTAAACGATAAAAAGCTAGGTAGGACAAAAGAATCTACCTAGCTTTTATTAAATTGCAGCAAGCTTGCACCAATCCACCCAGCAAATAGCAAGCCTCCTCACACATACTTATCAACAATACATCTTGAAGAACTTCTCGCACAAACTTCCCATCATATAGCATGGTTCCTCGCTCAGCATATCTATTCCATCCTGCTCACAGATATGCGCTACCACATGAAGAATCTCATGACCTATTGTATTGATGATGCTGCCATCAGATTCACACTCCCCAATGGCAAGCACACTTTTTCTTTCGGAAAGGTTGGAATAAGTAAGACCTCTGTCTGCACTCACCTTGGTTAGATGTTCGTAGGCTTCCGTTAAAGGATTTTCGTTGCAGCCAATATCCGAAAGAGCATGGCATATCTCATCGGCATCAGGTGGCTGATAACCTATGAAACATACTATGCTCCAATCGTACTTCGGAAGTTCTATTACTCTTCTTATCATAATACATCTTCCCAAGGAATAGGCACACCATTGTGGCAGCAGTCGGCATAAAATCTGTTAAAGATGAAACCATCCTTCTGGTCGGCATCATCCACCATATCCTTGATAAACTGGGCTAGCTGCTCCTCATCCTTGATGGAAGACTTGTAGAAGTCTGCCCTCGCCATATTCGCCACATATACATGGTCGTAGCCTATCTTATTCTTCACCTCGATTCCCTGACCGAGCAGAAGGGAATCCACCTTCTCCTTATCCCAAAACGAGACACTTACATCACGCTTGGAGGAAGGGTCATACTTGTACATCAGGCTCACCGCCCACTCGCACATCTTCTTGCTGAAATGATAGCCATTGTATCTGAGATAAGAAACCATTCCCTCTGGTTTGAGGTCATACATATCCAATGGCATTCTGCAAGGTTCCAGTCTGCTGGCAGATAGCCAAGCGGTTCTCGCAGCAGCAGTTTGCAATTTGCTGAGCAATCTGCATATTACCCTGCTGCAAGGCATTGATAGTCTGCATACCGCTCATACCAACCTGATTACCTACACTCTGAACCTGAGAAGTCAAGGCAGAAATAGCACTCTGAATCTGACCTTCGGTGCAGTTCAACTGGGTAGCCAAATTGCTGAGTGCATTGCGGTTACCACCGATGGCATCCATCAGGAGACCACGACCATAGTCATTGTTAATCTCGTTTGCGAGACCACCACGACCATTATTGCCGAAACCTCCCCAGCCGTTACCTCCCCAGCCCATGAGGAAGAAAAGGAAGATTACCCACATGAACCATCCACCTTCGCCACCGAAACCATTGTTTCCCTTCATGGCAAGAAGGACATTTGGGTCAACACCCTGCTTCTGGAGCAGAGGCGCAAGAAGACCGAGCATCCCATTGTTAGATGTGGAGCCTTCATTTCCGAATACATACGTTTTACTTTCCATATTATCCTGAATCTTTTGTTAAACATTAATTGATTAATACTACGTAACGTTACGAGCACAAAGTTACGAATAATATGGATAGATATAGATAAACTCGCAAAATATTATATAAGTGCTTGATGAGCAAAGATTTATGATTACGTAAAAGGTCATAAATATACAGGAGGGGCGATTGGGTCTCTCCTATATATATAAAATGTGTAGCTACTTCTAGAGGTTTATTCCATACTTTCGTGATAGCTTGCGGAAGAAAGCCTTCTTGTTGGCAAAGTATCGGATGAGCGACTTATTCCACTTCTTTTCATGCCCGAACTGGTCATGGATGCCTTCGGGTATCTTGCCATCGTGAACATACTTCTCGAAGGATGAGATAGACTTGCCCATTTCGTGAGCGCACCAGCCCTTATTGGCTTGCGTGTCATTCATCATGGCAGTAAGGAGTGCCACAAGTTCCATATCTCCCTCCGACAGACCGCAAGGGATAGGCTTGCCCTCTGCTTGGGCAACTGCTGATTCATGTGCCTTATCTGCGAGAGCACGAAGTCCAGCTTCGATGATGCTGTAATTTACTAATTGCGACATAAGCATATAAAATTAAAATGATTGTAATCAGGAACATATCACAATAGTACATATTGTTTGTGATAACGATAGAGCCGAACATGATGTGTATTACGTTGACTCCTGCTGCATATAAGAGCGGTATTCTCCACTCCACGCACAATCTGTGCAGTACCTGACCTTTCCAAAGAGAAATCGGGTAAAGAATGTAAGTGATGAAGTAGAAGAATCAGATAGGTTCCTCGTTCTCTTCATACCACAGCGTTATCTCCATCTTGCTGTCGTAGAACTGAGATACACTATACCATCTGAAAAGCATGACCAATATAGGCGCATACTTGAAATAAAGCAAGTCCGTCTTAATCTTGCTGCGTTCAGGGAGTAACTTAGTTATCTCTCTAAACAAATTCCTGACCCGTTGGTCTTCGTCTTCTTCTTTTCTCATAAGCCATTGTTTTCTAAAAGTTTATATGATTGAGGTTCTTTTACTTATTTAATAAAAAATCTTAGAGGTGGAAAATATAATAATAAATTAGGAAATAGCTACATTTATACACAACTTTAAAAGTTAAACTTTGTAAATACTTACAGATTGATAGATTCACACAAGAAAAAGGGGTAAAAAGTTTCAGATTGAAAGCAATTATCCCCCGAAAGCCTAGCACTTTCAGGGGATAGTCATATATGTATTACTTCTTAGCCTTCGCCTTCTGGTTAGCCACAACTACCTTGTTAGCCTTCTCCAGCACGGCAAGAATCTTCTTTCTCAGTTCACGAATCTGTTTCATGTCCTCAGCGTTGTAGGCATCCTTGCCATCATCCAAGAAACCTTTCTTCAACTCGGAAATCTCCAGCTTGTCAAGGGAAATCTCATCAATGGCATCAATGGCAGCCTTGTTGTTGTTGTAGTAGCCATCGCTCTGACTAGGAGCCGTATCAACCAAGAGGTCATAGGAAGTCTTGAATCCGTTCAGTTTGGTGTAGAGTTGTTTCAGCTTCAAGTCCTCGAAATCATCCTTCGGAGTAGCATGAGCCTTGTATATATCCTCGGCATTCAACTTGTGAGGTCTATACTCCTCCCCACTCTCCTCAGCACGTTCCTTCTTCTTGTCTTCCTCATACTTCTTCACCTTCACATCATCCTGCTTGTACTTCTTATACTCCTCTGAGCCGTAGAACCGCTCCAGCATTGAGTAATCGCCATCCACCTTAGCTTGTTTCTTCAACTTGCTCAGGGTATTGGCTGCACGGTCGTGGTTATCCTTCATATTCCAGAACTCATCACCTTGTTTCTTAGTAACCGGTCTATCATCAGGATTGCTGACGAACTTACTGAATAATGGAATATCAGCCACCTTAATTTCCTTCGGGTCATTGAGCGACTTGGTAAGCAAACCGAGCACCTGACTGCCCATGGTGTAAGCACCACCGAGATAAGAAGACAATACATGGTCAACCACAGCAGGGTTATTCAGATTGTATCTTGGGTCACCGAAAGCATCAATGCTGTTCTGCTGCACATCTGGATAGTCGTTTCCGATTGAGTTAACCATCCTTGATGCACGAACCAACCAATCAGGAGTGCCCACGTATGCCTTGGTAAAGTTAGGGTCATACTTGTTGTACTCTGTGTCCTTGAATAATGGCTTGCCAGTGAAGTCAACATTGAAAGCCAACTCAAAGACTGGTCGAATAGCATTCGGCATCAGACTGACAGCAATATTGCCATCATAGCCAGTAGGGTCAAGCGGAAGCATATCCACTACCTGACCGAGCAAATCTTCTGCATACTGGCTCCAACTTTCCTCAGCCAACTCGCCACCCATCATCTTAGATGCAATCATATCGCCTATTCCATAGAAGGCACGGAACTCCTGAGCAAGCGGAATCTTCACATACTCATGAGTAAACGGAACCCACATAATCAGGTTGTTTCTTCTATCCCACTTGGTGAACTGCCAGTACTTATCCTTATCATCATCACCACCCAACATACTCATCAGGGCAGCGTTAACGATAGGAACCAGTACACCACTCGCCAACCACGATGCAGTAACAGCCGTGAACTTGAATGGATGATGCTTAGCAAGCGCACCCAAAGTCTGCAAACTCTGTACTGCTGGGTTGATGAAGAGATAGAGGTTTCTAATCATCTGCCAGCCATATTCGCCAGTACCCTTGCGGTTGAAGTTCAATGTTACATTCTTGGCATCATTCACAGCCTCATCAATAGAACGCCCATATTGAATGGAGGTCATGTAAACCGCAAATCGGTTACTATCCTCAATTGCTCTGTTCAGGAACTCAATGCTATCCATAATGGTATGTCCTACATTTACTGGGTTCGCCTTCCCTCTATCCAAATCCTTCAAGTCGTTCTTGAATTTCTTCTTCAAGTCTTCCACGTCAAGCGAAGAGACAAAGCCAGTTTCACCACCATTCATCATGAAGTCATAGAACATCTGTTCCTTTGGTGTAGCGTTTCCGTTGTTTACCTTATCTCTCAACTTTCCGTTCTGAAAATCTCTCAGCATGAATCCGAGATTCCAAGAGGTAGCAAGATTCTTTCTGAGCAGATAGTTGTACTTTGCATCCTCACGGATAGCTGTAGATGCCAGCGTCATGGTCAGGTCTCGGAAGTAGTTGGAAGGGATGAAGAGAGGTGAAAGACTGGTATAGGCAGCAGCCATCTTTCTACCCAACCAAGCAGCAGCCCTATCAAGTTTGCCGCTCTGAATCTCTCTTACTCGGTGTGCTCTGGTATTATTCATCGCCTGAGCCAACTGAGGGTCACCATTCACGTAGATAACATATTCCTCGCCATCCTTCATCACTCGCACCTCATGCTCTCTCTCCTCGCTGTGAGTCTGAGGATAGGCTATGTTCAATCCGTCTCTCTTCTGAGTAGCATCGCCAGTCTGAGCCATCTGCTCCATCTTCTTCTCAAAAGCATCAATGGCAGCCTTCACCTGATTACTATTCATCTGAGAACTAATCTGAGGTGTAGCAGGAATCCACTCCTCGTTGCCGTTGGCATCCGTACTCTTCACATACCAAGCCTTGCTCAGGGTCAGCAGGGAAGTTGGATGATTCTGAGCCAAGAGCATCAGGTGTTGTTTCACCCAGTTCTTGTTGTTCAGCAGGATTCCACTCTCTGCCATATTCTCGATGTAGGCGATAGGGTCATCAGCGATAGAGGTTCGTCCGTGTGCCTTCTTCAAGGTCTGATTGAACGCACCCTTTCCACCACCAATATAGTCCCATACTTGGTCGGCAGTAGTGCCATCCCAGCCACGGAGAGGAATATAATGGCTATACATATCACGCACATACTGATAAGTATCTTTGCTCATCATGCCAGCCTTATAGCCATCACGGAGAATCTTCTTGGTAGCCGCATTCGTTGCATCCCAGAGGTTGTGAGTCTCGGTTACATACTTATCCTCAATATCCTTTACCAGTTTGTAGGCAGCTTCCTCAAAGTCAGAACCACCTAATAGCTGAGACAAGCCTGAGTAATCAGAGACGATACCATTCTCATCATAACGATAGTCCATATAGGAAGGAGAGTATTTCGTTCTGAGAGCGTTGTCTCTCTGTCTCCAAGTATTGAAGTCTACTCTGCCAAACTCTAGGTCGCTATCATTAATGATACGGTTCATATCGCCCTTATAAGCCTTGTATGCCGCACTTCTCTGAGCCACGTCCTCAAAGTCAGCATCCAGTGACTTCTTGAAAGCCATCTGAGCATCACGCTCCAAGCCATGCTTAGCCATCATGTAGATACGAACATTATCATAGCTATCGCCCAGTACCTTCTTCATCTGATGATAAGCCTTTCTCAATGGCTGCAAGAACTCATTATTGTACTCCTCAAACTCGTTCTTGCCTTTGCCATGGCTGCGGTTCTCGGCAGTATAGGCATCCTCTGCCATGTTCAGGCGGTCAACACCAACTTCCTTCATAATAGCTTCCTGAGCCTTACGGATAGCCAGCATACTATCTTGGAAAGCGATACGTTTGAGCACAGAACCACGCTGCAACTCTCGGTTGAACTCTCCAAGGGCTGTATCGTCACTCAGAAGATGCTGCTCGTAGGTTGGAGCTGTCTTCCACAGAGCCATCTGTTTGCGGTACTCGTCTACTCTCCTCAGGAAGTCAACGGCACTCTCACCAGCGTTGCGTTGTGGGATGGTTGGCCTCTGAGCATCCTTTGGCAGATTATTATCCTTCTTCCACTGGTTCAGGTCGTGCTCAAACTGGTCATGGCGCAAGGAGAATCGGGTATTACCCACGATATTGGCATTATTCTCATCGAATATCACGTAGTTGTAATCGCCTTCCTCAGCACCGCCATGAATAAGACCAGCAGGGTACTTGATGCCGACAAAACCTATTTCACTCAAAGCCCTTGATGCTAATTCTGCACCATGCGAAGGTCTTTCACGGTCGAAGAAGTCTTCCAAAGCATGATAAAGTTCTTCACCTTTTAATGTAGGAAGTCTCTGCATGCCATTCTCAGGAGAGTCAAGTTTCATTTGGATGATACGCTCAATCCTATCTTTATCATATCTCGCTCCACCATCTTTGAAATACTCGTTTTCATTAAATCCATGATGAGTTATTTCCCAAAGTCTGTACCATTTTTCCAATGGGAAGTTTTGAGAATCATTCCATCCAAGATAGTTTCCGTTATCATCAGGAATATCCACATCATAACGGTTGGCATTTCCCTGAGTCAGATAATCTTCATCAATGGAATCAATCCACTTCAAGGCATCTTTATACTCAGCAAGTCTATCTTTCAAGTTCTGTTCATACTCAGTTCCCTTCTCTCTATCCTTCAAGTTTTCAAGGGTACGCTGAATATCGTTGGCATCAGCACCGACAAGTTTCTTAGCAAACTCCTTGGCACTTGCCACACTACCACCAGTTGCCACATCGTTCACCATTTCACCAAAGACTCTTCTCTTGAAAATATCGTCCTTCACCCCATCAGGGTAGCGCATATTCTTATAGAGGTCAGCCATCTTTCTCTGCTTGGCTCTCTGGGCATACTCACGTCCAATCTTGCTAGAGTTTGTAACATATACTCCATGTCCAAATGTTTCACTTCCCTCGCCTTCCAAGGCATGAGACAAATCAAACTTGTCAAAGCTAGCACCAGTACCATGATAGGTACGGATGCTAAACTTAGGGTCAGAGCCAGTAAGCAGAGGAGCAATAACATGTTCCGTCAACTGGGTAGGGATTCCGTTGCCGATGATGGTATGGCTCAGGCTCTCGGAGAATGGCATCTTGTAATCATCGCTCACTCCTGATACTCTTGCGAGCACTCTACCCATGGCACGATATACCTTACCATCAGGCATCACAATCACATCACCGCTCTTGGTTCGGAGTGTTGGCAGGAGTTCATCAGCAAAGGCATGAGGAACCTTTCCGTCAGCATAGGCACTTCCCATCACATACAATGGCTTGTCAATGTTTCGCCAGTCAATGCCATCAGCCTTCAAGCGAATATCCATCCAAGGAGCCACACCATTCTTCTTCTCGGTCAGGGTCGGGATAATATCAGCCACAGCTTCATACCATCCACTCTTGTGCGCCATCTTCTCAGGCTTGGCAGGGAGTTTGCCATCACGAACCGCACGGACAATCAATCTCTCTCGGTTGGTGTAGCCGCCATAGTCAGCAGCGTTATACACATCTGCATCCCAAGTGTAGCCGTTGGCATCCAGAGCATCGGTAATAATCTTCATCGCATCCGAATCCTTATAGCCCTTCACATTCTCAATGGTCACCACCCTTGGTTTCACAGCATTGATAAACTCGGCAGTACTAGCAGCAGTCTCCTTGTCAAGTTCCACCTCAGCATGGTTACTCTTTGCCTGAGAGTAGTTCTTGCAGACTGGGCTGGCATGGAAGTACTCCACCTCGCCATCTATCTGCTTAACCAACTCCTTAGGGTCAACATCACGAACATCAGCAGTAACGATGTGCTGCCCGAAGTTATTGCGATAAACACCGCTTATCTTCTCGTCATACTCCACTGCCACCACTGGGTCGATGATGCCCTTCAAGCCTTCCTCAACAAGACCGCCACCGCTAAAGTAGGTTCCAGCCTTAATGAGAGTGCCATCCTTCAGGGAGAACTTAGGTTCCTCGCCAGCAATCTCTGCCTTGCGGTTCTCGCCCAGAGCCTGAGCAATATGAACCATCTTCTTATTAGCCATCTGCCAGCCGCTCGGCATATCATCAATGGCAGTCTTGATAGCATCATCCACCTCATCAGGAGTGTTCAGACTCTTCAAGTCCTCAGCCATATCAGCCGCCCCACTCTCCTTTCCGTCAGCCATATCATGGAGAGAGAAGGACACATCGCCCACGCCCAAGAAAATCTGGTCTTTACGAGCCACATCCTCAGTAGATTCAGCGAGAGTTTTTCTTCTCTCCTCAGGAGTCATGTTCAATCGGGCAGATACGTTTCGAGCTTCTACCTCACCAGACAGAGACTTGTAGTTTTTGTAGGAATCCTTTTCGTTTGCGTAAGCATTATAAAGAGCTTTATTTCGCTCTGCAAGAGCCTTGGCTTCATCTTCCTTTCCTTCTGCCCTCAACCCCCTTATCTGTTTAATCACTTTCTCAAATTCATCCTTAATTGCATCTCTCACAAATTGTTCGCTTCCACCCTTAGCAAAACCCTCTTCATGCTGGATATAGTGTTGAACTTCGTGAACCAATGTTCTTTTCAGAAGACGAGTTGCTATTTTATAATGTATATCCAAGTCATATTTTATTGCCTCACGAATACCTCCAAGATTCAAAGTAATGGTATTATCATAATAAGAACCACCCATCTTTGCTCTTCCCTTCTGAATCTTCACATCTTTCAATTTTGGATAAGCATCAAACAACTCAGGGTATTCCTTGAACAAATCGTTTGGTTTCTCTACAATATCAGAGAGAGTCAGAGTCTTCTTATTCACCCATTCCTTCGGGTCACGGAGAACAACATCAGGCATTTCGTATCTCCACTTACCATCAGCACCACGCTCCCAGCCAGTAGCTGCCTTGATAGCCTTAGCCTTCTTTTTGTTCTTCTCCATATCCTTTGCCACGGAGAGATTATCCATGCGGATGGTACGCTCCTCTGCCTTGTCAGCAGCAGCCGCACCACGCTCGCCAGCGAGAGAGAAACGGATATCATTCTTGCGAGAATTGAAACGCTTTGAAGGAGGTATCACGTTGCCTTTATTATCATAAGTAATGAGGTCATTCAACTTACGATTATTCTTGGCATTCTTATATCGGTATTCCTTGCCATCATCAAAGCCGAACTCATTAGCATCATTGCCATCCCACCATAATTGATTTGCAGGAACCTCGTCTTCAATGATACGATATTTTCCTTCCAATCTATTGTCACCGTGCATTTCAGCATACTTCTTTGAAGGAGTAACCCAGTCACCATTACGCAACTTTCCTTCCTTTACAGAAGTAGGAACGGCACGATAAACCTTAACCTTAACATCTTTCTCGCCATTCTTAATGGCATCAAGTGCATTCTTTATAACATAAGCAGACTCCAATCCATAAGCAGTATTGTTCATATACGCTCTTGGATTGTCGAAATAATCATCAGGCTGCAAGCTATAACCTAATGCAATATCTTCCAAGTTTACATCAGGAGAGTTTTCTATGTCGGCTCTTCTAGCCTCATCAGACTCATATTGAGGATTTGAAGGAGCAGCCCACGCTCCCTGACCTTGGTAATCGCTATCAACGTCACCGTAACCATTACGTCTGGCTGATTCATCAAGCATTTCCCTTGCCGTTGATTCATCATTATTAGAAATGGCATCCATATAACGCTTATCAAGTTCATCAGTTGGAATCAGAGAGAGTTCATCCAGATGTTTCTGTCTCTTCTCTTCCTCTTCCTGCGCTCTTTTTCTTGCAGCTTCCATAGCATTGCGCTCTGCTTCAACCTGCTTCCTTCGTTCCTCAATCATTGCATCAAGGTCACCAAAGTTCTCTTTCAAGACTTCATTTACAGGCACGGTGTACTTCATAAGTTCCTTAAATGAGGAAATCTTGTCTTCATTTGCCTGCAACAAATATCGTTCGATGTTTTCTCTAGCACGAGCAGCCTCAGCAGTAGAACCTTTCTCAACTGCATTCGCATACATAGCGACATCATCCTCATTTACTCCAAACTTTTCTGCAACACTTTTGATTTTTTCGTCCTTCAATGAAAACTTTTCGCCATTTTCCTTGGCAGTTTCAAAAGAATTGATTATATTTGCAGCAGATTTAAGCTCTTCATCTGTTATTGTGGTTCCAGCATGGGGCTGGAGGGCCTCGATAAAGTGAAGGGCTTTTTCTTTGTCAACATTGCTTATTCTACCTGTATTTACCCAATTTATGATACCTTTTTCTTCCTTTGGATAGAGAGAAGTAATCTGATTAACCTCTAATACGACACCACCTTTTCGATGCTGTTCAACCGCTCTAATTGCTACGATAAAGTTCTTACCGTCTTTTTGAAGCTCAGTAAGTACAACATGGTCATTGGCGTTAGTGCTTTTAAATACTGCAATCGGTTCAGCAATAGCCATTGGCAAATTCTTCAAGTCGCTTGCATTAAATGGATGGTTATTCTTGTATTTATCACCCGATTTACGCACAAACTTATCAAATTCCAACTCAATATCTGCATCAGCAATTCCACCAGCCTTCAAGAAGGAACTAGAGCGACCCAAGTGAAGAATCTTATCCTTTTGGTTAGGATTCTTCACTAACTCATCTAATCTCTGATTGAAAGCATCGTTTACCTTCTTCAACGAGAACTTGGTGTGCTCTGTGATTTTCATATCCTCAGGCTTGAAGATAACATAGTTGGTATCGCCTTCCTTTGCACCGCCAAAGATAGTACCAGCCTTATACTTGATACCAGTGAAGCCAATAGAAGACAGGAACTTACTAACTGCACGACTAGCATTTACATCTTTCCACTTCTTTGTTTTTCTTAAAGCATGCATTAGAAAATCATAGGAATTACCGCCAAATGAACCATCAAAAGAAAAACCACGCTTTTTAAAGTCGGCAAAATCTATTTTTAATCGCCTTAATTCTTTAATAATTGTATTCTTCTGTTTATCTGTCAAAGGAGCATCCCAATCCAGATAGTTGTTTCCATTATCCTCAGGTATATCCACCTCATAGAGATTTCCCTTATACTTTTTAACACGGATATTTCTAGGAGCAAGTATGAGTTCTGCTGCATCTACTTTGTTCTGATAACCACTCCTTATACTACCATAAGTACCTTTAAGAAGGTCTTTAAAATAAGCGTAATCACCTTTTCGCAATATGCTTTTAGCTTCTGATACACCATATTTTTCAAGATTATACAAGAAATCATCAAGAATATTAGCGTTGTCTATACCTACCTTATCCAACAAAACAGAGCGCAAATCATCCTCAGACATTTCCTTACCATTATAGACGTAAGTAGGCTTTTTACGTGTCAACTCTACATAGCTTTTTCCTATCTCTTCCGATGAAGTAACATAGCCACCCCAACCGAATGCTTGTGAGCCTGCACCCTCGCCCATGTGGTCGAAGTCAAACTCTGTGAAGTCAGCACCGCTACCATGATATACCTTCAACGAGAACTTAGGAGCATCAGCTATCTCCTGATTGATGCTGTTCACGACATCATCAGTAACAATATCGCCCTCCTGAATCTGCTGAGGTTCACGACCAGCCTTGCTTACCAAGTCTGCTTGCTCTGCTCTGGTCAAGATACGGTTCACCTTCATCGCACCAGTAATCACCCAAGGGTCAGTCTCAGGGTTCGGGTTGGTACGATACATATAATAGCCATCAGTAGGCAGATGTTTCAAGCCAGCCAATGAATGCTGATACTTGCCCGATGGATTGATACCCTCTTGGCGAGCTTCCTCCTGATAATCTACATCAGCAGCATACTCCACCTCAGCGAAGACGAAGTTCTTAGGGAAGAGAGTCTTGTTGCCCTCAGCATCCTTGCGGTTGAACTGGATAGCGTAAGGCAATACACCAAGATGCCAGCCTGGTCTATAGGCTAGCTTACCGCTACCGCCTTGTGTCCCCTTGCCGCCCTGCTTAACCTGAGGTCTGCCAGTCTTGCTTTCTCCAGCAATAGGAGCCGCATCAGCATCGAGCCACACACCGACTGGGGTTTCTGCACCGTCAGGGTTCGCTACCATTGGTGGATAGAGTTTACCATCCTTTAGCACAAATACCTTGTAGCCGATACCCTTCTTCTTAGGCTCAGGCTTCTGACGAAGAGAGAATGAAACATCTTCGCCAGTCTCAGAGTTTGTCACCTGACCATTGGCAGTTTTCACGTAGGCTTGTTCGATGGAGCGTATGATGTTCTTGGTTACATCGCTATACTCAGTACCAAAGAATGCCAACTTAATCTTCTGCAATATCTCATGGATAGCAGCGAGCAGAGGATGAGACATCTTCATAGCGAGAGTGTGAGCAAGGTTCAAGTCACGAATCATTTCGCCTACCGCATCAGCAACAACCTCCTCAGCATAGTAATCTCTAGCACGTCCAGAGAATCCAGCATCAGAATATCTCTGCATGGTCTCATCTACCGCCTTGTCGAAGGCATCAGAGCCATAGGTATCAAGCACAAGCTGAGTCAACTCATTGTATGCAGCAGGGTTCTGGTTCTTGATTTGGTGGGTCATTTCGTGACCGAAGATAAACTGAGCACCTTCCGTGATAGAAGAGTCAAGAGTGATGAAGATGGTACGATGCACGTTGCCATCGGTATCCGTAGTCTCCTGAATCCAGCCGTTGCCCAACTTGTCAGAGTACTGCCATTGAATGTTAGCACCCATCATCTTAGCCAGTCTCTCGAAAGCCTTACGAGTCTTCTGACCTACGATATTGTCAACGACCTTCATATCATCCACCTTATTCTTCTCTACGTCAGCAGCACGCTCGGCAGTTGTCTGCTGCTTGCCATTCTCCTTGGCAGAGAAAGGAAGGTCAGATTCATCACGCTCTGCGCCTAAAGGATTCTCATCAGTAGCATCCTCAGGAACATTTATATTATCATTTATTTTGTCATTTGTCTTCTCATTATCCAAATCATTACCCAAATCATTAGATTCATTAGACGATTCATTATCCAACTTCGCCTCTGACTTCGCCTTCAACTCAGCCTTTTCATCCGACTTCGCCTTCAACTCGGCCTCTGGCTCAGCCTTGTGCTGCTCAGCATAGGCTGCATTCTCCTGAGCACGTTTCTGCTCTTCAAGTATGTTCTCTGCCTGAGCAATGCGAATATTTTCAACAAAATTTCTAGCTTCCGATGCCTTGAAACCGCTATTGAGCACACCGATAAGTGCGTTGCGAATATCCTGAGTATCGAGTGATTCAAGGTTAGATGGAAGATTCTCCAATAGACTATGAACGAGCGCATCAATCGTAGTTCCCTTGCCATCAGCAGCGAGCAACTGAGTCTTGGCAAAGTCTTCTCTGCTCAATCCAGTCTCTTGCTTAACACCCTTGCTTGTTTCTGTTCCCTCATAGTTGAGAGAATGAGCACCGAGGTTGCTAGCCACATACTCCTCAGCAGTAAGCGGAATGGTATCAGTAACGTCAATGCCAGTACCATCATACAGACGATGAAGGAGATAGCCGATGGTATCTCTGTAGAGTTGTGATACAGCCTCAGCATCATCCTTCACAGCACTCTTCAAACGAGCGAACTTTCTTCTTGCCTTCTCAATGAGTTCCTTTCTACCCTCAGCAGTATCTTCCACCTTGGCAAGTTGTCGCTCATTATAAGCATCACGGATAGCGATAGCAGAGTCATAAGCCGCCTGAGCATCAGCAATAGCCTTCTCCTTGGCATCCTTAGCCGCCTTCTGCTCCACGAAAGTCTTACCCCTCACGGTCATGTTGCTAGCCTTGTCGAGTGCCTTCTTTGCATCAGACACATATCCAGATACGATACTATCTGCATCCTCACCAAACTGATTATCATATAGCTCAGCAGTCTGTGCGGCAGTCAGCTTCGAGAAGTCAGGATTGCCATCCTCCAGCATAGGCACGATGGTTCCATCTTCAAGGGTAATGGCAGGAGTCTGTTCAGTTTCAGGAGTCTGTTCAGTTTCAGGAGTCTCAGCAGATTCAGGAGCAGCAGTCTCCTCAGTAGGAGCAGCAGTCTCGCCATCTATTGTCGGAGTTTCCACCTCTATCTCACCTCTATTCTCTCCGCTATTATCCTCCATCATTGAGGATTCAGGCATAGCTTGTTTGTATTCATCAAGCGACATAGAAGAGATAGTTGCCACATCTTCTTTGTTCACAGCATGAGGAACAATAGTACCATCATTCTTCAACTCCACTACCTTAGCCTTGGCACCAGCATCACGAATGAGGAACAATCTAGAGTCAGGATATTTGGTATTACCATCCTTGTCGAGCACATCAACGAGCACCACGTTACCATTATCATTGAGAATCTGATTGAAGTCAAATGAAGGTTGAGTCTCTTCTGTCTCCTGAGTCTGCTGGGCAGCACGTTCTTTCTCCATCTGCTCACGCTCAGCCTTGGCAGCTTCCAGTCTCTTCTGGTCTTCCAAGTCTTTCATCTGCTGCAAGTCTGCAAGCGAATAAGGATTCTCCACCACGTTACCATCTATAGAGATAGCAGCAGTACCATCACCATAGTCAGACAACACCTCATAGGTATGTTCAGAGTCATCAGTATCAGTCACATTGAACTGGGAGCCAACTTCAACGGTTCCATCAATGATGCCAGCCACTTCTTTGATAGCATTCTCTTTAGCATCAGATACCGCCTGAGCCTTCACTTCATCAGCAGGAAGTTCTTCACCCAGTTCAGCGAACATCAACGCATCTGCATGTTCTACACTATTCGTTGTCGGGTCATAGTATAAAATCATATCATCTCTATTGCTTACATCAATGGAGCCATCATCATGAGTAGCAATATTGCCACTGATAATATAGACACCATAGTCTTCCAAGCCGCCTGATGCTTTGATAGTAGCGTTACGGACAGAACCACGACTCTGGTCTGTGTACATATCAACTCGCTGTTCTGCCTGATGAGCAGCGAGTTCAACCTTATCTTGTGCATCATCAACCACACCTTGGTATCGGGCAGAAGACAACTGGTAGTCATAGATAGCTTGGTCAAGTTTATCATCCTGCCCAGTCAGGGATTCCAGTTCCTCATCACTCATGGCAGATAGCTGCTGTTCAGAGATACCCAAGGCTGCTGCAAGAGTCTTCATCTGGTCTTCCTGCTGAATCTGAATGTCATGCTTGTCTGCATCATCAGCATCATGCCCCTCAGAATAAGCATTGTCACTATCTGCCTGATGCTGCTCCTCAGGTGTTGTTGGCTCGTTGGTAATCTCCTTGGCATTCATTTCAGCAGTCTTGGCAATATTGTAGCCACGCATCTTCATCAAGTTGATACCATAATTTACAGCAGCATTAATCTGCTCCTTGGTCATGGTATCTCTCTGTCTGAGAATATCAGCCAGCACACCACCCATCTGCTCGTTGGTTGCATTGTCAATCTTATCCTTGATGTCTGCCCAGTTATCGCCCATAAGGTTCTGTGCATCAATATCAGCCACGTTCACCTTGTTGCGGAATCGGTAATACTGAGCACGATTGTAGATACCTTTTACTGGTCGGGAGCCAGCACCCATCGCATACATAGAACCGACAGAGATAGCCATACCACCGATGATGTCGAGTTGTTGTCTAGCATCAAGGAGGTCACTCACCTTACCTTCCCCATCCAGCAGGGCATGAAGAGGAATACCAATTTCCTCCTCCATCACTTCCTCAGCGAAACCATTGATACCGAACTTCTCCATCCACTTCTTGGAATTGGTATACCATCCGCTCTTGCCGATATTCTTGAAGAACTCAGCAGAAGCATTCATACCATGTTTCTCCATGAAGTTGACAGCACCCTTCTTGATACCATAGTTGTGACCGAAAAGTTTTTCTGTATAGTTCTCTACCATAGCAGAGGTCATACCCTTATAGAGAGCAGTACCAATAGACTCACCACCCTCATGCAGAAGATTTCCATTCTCATCGAAAGTACCAAACTTATAATCACCCTTCTCATCCTGATACAGATTACCAAGATGTCGCTGCATGATGTCAGCACCAGTCTTCAACGCTTGCTCAGTTCCAGCCATTGCATACGAGCCGATAACATCGCCAGCCACGATACCAGTATTCTTCAAGATGGCAGCACTCACCTTGCCCATGCCACGTTTAGCAGCAAATTTCAAGGCTCCACGACTGATGCCCTTGGTAATACCACCATAACCGCCAGTCAGGAAGAAGTCAGCCATAAATGGGAGACTCTGCCCTGCAATTTTCGTCCAACGATAGACGTTACCCATCTTCTCATCTTCGAGAGCCGTAGCAGCATCCGCACCAAGTTTACTCTTCAGGAGCATCTTATCAGAACCAGAGAGAGGAATATTGTTATCCATCTTTGTCTTGATACGTTCCATCTGCCCCATGATAGCGAAGTCAGTCAGACCGAAATCCCATGTTTTTGCAGTAAATGCAGTATTGTCAAGAGCCTTCAAGGCATCCTCACCCCAGCTACTTGTAGGATATTGTTTCACCGCTTCAAGCGCTCCAATCTGCTCAGTAACCAGAGAAAGAGAGGTTGCCAACTTATTTCTATAGTCACTCTGCTCAGCAGTTCTTCCGTTACTTGCACCGATACTAGCACCATAAGAGAGCAAAGGATTTCCGTGTTGGCGATTATCCTCAGCGATAAGAGCTTCAATCTCCTTCTTTCGGGCATAGGCATCAGCCAATTTCTTGTCAAACTGCTTTTGAGCACCTTCCTCAGTAAGGTAGGTTCCATTCTTGCCGATGTTCTCCTGCAAGTCATAGTTACCTTTCTTGTCACGAACATCAAAGGCAGATGGTATCTCACCAGTATCTACCGCTTCCTGATATGCATTGTTTTGCTGGTCAAGAATAGCTTGTTTCTGCTCAGCTTCAGGAAGAGAATAAACATTCTCATTGTCCGATGTAACGTATGCGCCAGTCTTGCCAGTCTCAGGATTGTAAGCAAAATCATCCTTCACAACATTGTTTGCATCACCACCATAAGGAGTCTGATGTGTACCCAAGTTCACACGACCGAAATCCTTCTGCTGTTTCTGCTTTCGTTGTTTCAGTCTGTTGTATCTGCCAGCATTGTTCATTGTCTGCTGAGCACTAGCCGAGATAGCTGCTGCCCCAGCAGAGAAACGAGCACGGTCAGCAGCACTCATAGGAACACTACCGCCCTTCGCTCTAGATGAAGTCTTACTACGTGGTTCAAAGAGTGCAGAGTAAAAACGCTCATAAGTTGATGGAACATCAAAGTTCTGAGCCTTCAAGTTCTCGTAGATAGCATGTCTGTTATCCGCACCACCTTTTCCGTCTCTTGTCAGAGCACTCTCAAACTTATTGTAATCATCAGGCACATCATAGTTCTGTGCTTTCAGATTCTTGTATAAAGTGTATAATGGTCTTTCTGCCATGATATATATATATGTTTGTTACCAAATTCTTGTTACCAATTCTGTTACCATTTTACGCCAGTCTTCTTCTTGCCACCAGCCGAAGAACCGCCAGCCTTATGTGTTGTATGCTTGCCGCCACCAGACGGTTTACCACCTCCAGCAGAACTACTTCTTCCTTTCAATCTATCCATAATATATCTCACGTTAGTCTGAGTAACATTCTTGATTCTCAACTTTCTTTTAAGTTCATTAATCTTCTTCTGCCCCTCAGGAGTGTCCATCAGGTCGTAGTACTCATACCAATAACCAGCAGTAGTTTGATTACCGCCAGAAGATTTCTGAGCCTTATTAGAAATTCGTCCTTCTCGCAGTCTAGCAAGTGCATCCTGAGCAGCCCAATGGCTTATCTGACCATCAGCAAGCATCTTCTTAATCTTCAACTGATTATCCTTATACTCGGCATCATTGGTATATTTCAACTCACTAAGTTCAAGTCTTCTGTTACCTTGGTCAATTCTCTGCTGCCCTTGGTCATTCTTCACCTTGTTGATTTCGTTCTGCATATCGTGATACCTCACCAGTTCAGCGAGAGTCAGGTTATTCTTTCTTTTTTCCTCATCAAGAGCGAGTGCCCTCTGATACCCAGCCAGCCATAATGCCCGATTCTTTTCTCTCTGCTCATCCATATATGCCTTGCGTTTGTTCACCGCCTTAGTCATATCCGACTCTGGATTGTGTACCACCTTGGCACCATTCGTAGCAAAGAAAATATTGGCGAGCGCACGAAGACCATCACCCAGAGCAGCGATACGAGCCTTGGTACGTTCCTTCTTTTCTCGGTTCGCCATCTGCTCTTCCGTCTCCTGATGTTCAGGATTCAGTATCTTATACATATCAGCATAGGACAACTGCTTAGGCTGAGGTTTCGACTCCTCCTTCTTCACGATAGGTACGGATGGTTTATCCTCCTCATCATTAGAAGCACTCTGATTTACATCTACCCCATTGGCGATGGCTTGTTGAGTAGCGATAGTCTTCTCTCTAGCCGCCTTCATCGTAGGTGTTTCATTCTGAGGAGTGGCAGCATTCATCGGGTCAACCTTCTTTCCAGCCGCATCAAGTTGCTGCTGGGTGAAGACTGGAGCCTGAGTCTGTGCCACCTTCTGAGCGGCATCCACCCCACTCTGCTGCTTGTTGAGAACACGCTGTGTTGTCTTCAAGCCATTATTGTTTCGTAACATATCTGAAGCTTTCATAGGCTATGCTTTAATCTTTTGAAGTTTAACCCCAAGGCTATTCAAGTCACCCTCAGAAGGAAGAGCTGTAGCCTTCGCCTTTAAGCCGAGAACATCATTGGAGTTCTTGGCAATACCATTCAACTGCTCCTGAGTAACATTCATATTGGGAGCCTTCTTTGCTCCAGCACCGCTATCAATAGTTGCAGCGATGTTGGCAGCAGTACCAGCCACGCCAGCCACCGCATTGGCAGTATCAGCAGCCTTCTCAGCTTCCATACCCATCTGTTGTTTCTGCAACTGATTCTTTCTGTTCATATACTGCTGCTCGATGTTATCCTTTCGGGCATCATTTGCAGCTACAATCTGTGAGGTAGTATCAGCAAGAGTCTTGTTGTTCGCCTCCTTCACCGCAGTAGTAGAATCTTCCGTACCGCCCATTACCGCTTGTCTTCCCTTAGCAGCCTTGTTTCTGTTCTTAATCTGCTCCTGCATCTGTGTGAGCAAGCGAACCGTATCAGCACGCTTGGTCGGGTCGGCATTGTATGTTCTGTCATACCATGCCTGATTTTCTCTCTGTTGCTGGGCAATCATCTGCTCCTGCTTACGTCTCGCCTTGCGGTTAGCTATACCGCCAGCGATGCTGCTTGCAAGTCCAAGACCTGCCCCGATTAATGCTCCTAACATATATATGTATTTTAATTATTAATAATGGTACAAAGATACAGATACCATCCGAGATTCGTATTTTATCCATTTATTTAAGCAGGTAAGTTAACGGATAAAGTTTCCGTTTGCCAACAAATTACTATCTTTGCACCAAAATAGTTAAGACAATGGCAGCAGATAGAAATACAAAAGGTCAGTTCGAGAAAGGTCGAGCAAAGACTGGAGGTAAGCAGAAAGGGTACGAGTCTCCTATCACAAAGGAGTTTCGTGAGCTGTGTGCCGACTTTTCTAGAGAGGCTTGGGAAGACTTCATGGCTGCATGGTATAAGTGTGAGCCGAAGGACAAGGTATCAACTTTCATCAAGATACTAGAGTTTAACTGCCCTAAGCTACAGACCGTCACTCTTGACGATAAGCGTGAGGTTCACAATGCCCTCACCGAGAAGTTGAGACAGATGTCAGAAGAAGAAGGATAATATTAAAATCTTCATAATATAGATTTTAAATAATTAGAAAACGATTTGTTTTTTTCATAGGTTTTTGGTTTATAGGTTTTAAGATTGTTAGGATAACGAAATAGGGAATGCGTGAGCACTCCCTATTCTTTTTTATCACTATCAGCGACCACCTCTCGCTCTTCTATCCCCAGCCATATCCGTCTTGGAACCACGATTCACCGATGATGGCTTATACCTAATTCCTGAACCATTGACATGAGAAGCATCCATTCCTTCTCTACTAGATTTTCCATACATTTTATCATGCTTATAATTATGTCTTGCTAATTCACGTCTCTTAGCCATTTGGGACGGACTTTTCTCAAATTTGCTATCATAGAGAGCCTTTTTTCTCCTTGCCTCAGGATGAGAACGATAGAATTTTGCAGATTCTGATACCATTGTTCTTTAATTTAGATATTTCCATTTAAAACCATAACTTTGCTTGCGATTTCCTTCACAGCATTGTCTTACATTACAACGAATATAACCAAAACTTCTTTGTATTTCATGCAAGGAAGGATATATACCAACGAGTTTACCATCTAAAGTATATTGAGCAATCTTTTTGGACAACTTCTCGTTATTCAAACGTTTCAAACGAGCACGTTCAACTCCTGTTCCATAATTTATATTATATTTTGTTGTACACCATTCTAGATTCAAAACATTATTGTTCTTTTTGTTTTCATCTTTGTGATTAACGACATTATATCCATTTGGATTTGATATAAAGGCCTTTGCCACTAAACGATGTATATATGCACGAGCTTTTTCATTTGGGAGAGATAATCTAACATAAATATAACCATTACGGGAAATTGAACCTTTCATTATCTTACCTTTACAAAGCATCCGTCTAGAATAGTTCTCGTTACCAAAATCAACAACTCTGTCTAATGAACGAACTCTTCAAAAACTAGAGACCTCATAAATTCCTTCGTAGCCCTCAATAGGTTTCCATACTTCTATCTCCATATCTATCTCCAATAAAGTTCACGATGCTCCTTCTTCAACAAATCGCCAGTTCTGCACCACCAATCATTCGGACTCGATTTAAGATACTCCTCAAACTCTGGGCAGTTCTGTTCATGAGTAAGGATAGGATGAGAGGTAGGCTTGAACTGATGCACACACAGCAAATCTGCATGATTGCCACCATAAATTCTTGGCGGCATAACATCTTTCGCCTGATGCCACACCTTGTTGAGGTCGATGAGGTAAACCCCATCCAGTTCCTTCAAGACATTATCAATCTTACCAAGCACACGATTCAGGACTTCTGCCCTATCCGTGCCACCCTTAGCAATTAACCAATTAGCATCACTCAGGGCACTTCTAATCAACATATCAAGTTCCATAAGCCAAAATTTTAATTATTAACTTCGTTCAATATCTTAATTACTCTGCTAAACATAGAGCCAGCCCAATCATCATCACCTTTATGATGCAAGTGTATATAGTCATACACCGCCCTATAGAAGGTCTCGGAAGTATAGCGCAAGCCGTAGTCTTCCGTCTGAAACTCATCCTTTGCGGTCAACTCGTCACATTCAAGATGACGCTTATGAGCTTCCATCTTGCCATCTACCTTCAAGACCTCATACCCATACTCCTCACCATTATGAATAGGGCAAAGGCACAACTCACATACATGCTGCTTGCGAGCAGTTCTGACCTGACAACTGATTGACTCTATCTTCATAGCTTAAGTCTTTTCGATTTCTCGATGTTATATTGGTCACAGATGTCGCAATATGCGCCATAAGCCAAGTTGTCAACCATTTCATTGTACTTGTCACCATTATGACCTTTCACCCAGTGAAAACGAACTCCTGCCAAATGAGCAGAGCATTTCTTATATAACTCATAGAGGTCAGGATTCTTCTTTGGCTTATATGACTTGGAGAGCACCAAGATACAATACTGGCTATCTGTATAAATATCAAGATAAGCACCATCTGGACAAGACTTAGCTGCACTAATGATAGCAAGCAATTCCATACGATTGTTTGTTGTCTGTAGTCTGCCATGATTCTTCATCTTGACAATCTCTCCATCCTTCAATACGATGTAAGCAGAACCTCCTGCCTTATACTTGGAATGGTTGTCACAACTTCCATCCGTATAAGCCACATAGTTCATGCCATTATCAGGAAATGGCTCAACTGGGTCGAAATTTTCCGACTTTTCAGCCAATTTTTCTCTGATTGCTCTAGAGAATTTACCTTTAGCGTTGAACACACCAAAGTTAGCATCTGTGAGAATCATCCAGTTTACTGGTTCCCCTCCATTTGCCTTCTTCCACTTCCTTTCATCAAGATAATCATAAAGACTCTTGATGTACTCATCTGTTCCATAGTTCTTCGATATACAATATCTCTTGAACTTCTCATAAGTAGGTTTATCCATAACTAATTGTTTATTATATATTTTCTTTCTTTCAATGTAGGTTACCAAAACAAACATCTAAGCAATTAACAGAAAAATCCGTCAGGGATTCCTCCAATACTCATGTCTCTCTGAATAACCTTTTCACTCTGCTTGCCATAGATAAGATGCCTGAATCCATCGGTCACCGCCCTATTAGCGATAGAGTAAGTACAAGCAAGGACTACAAATCCAAGAGTGCCGACAATAAAGTCTGCCTTGGGTTTTCTCGTTCTCAACAAAGTTCTCTTCGTTTCTTCCTCATTCCTGATGTCAAAGGAATGTTTCTCGGCAGGAGTAGAATTAATCTTACCACTGGCAATAAGTCTTTTCTTTATTCTCGAAACGGAACTACTACTTGTATTGAGAGCCTTCTGAAATTGCTTTATTGTGATAGCTTTGCCTTTGGCACCGACCTTTTCACCCTCAGGTGCTTTCATACAACAGTCCTTATGCTCGGCAGCACAAATCTGAAATTCAAAAAGTTTCTCGTTTATAAGATTGAATAATTCCTTCAAGGTATAATCTTTTACCTCAAACTTACATACCATAGCACCACGATACTCACGACCCTTTCGAGTCCACTTTATCGTATTGTCACGGAACGAAGAGACAATAACCTTGTTTCCGTCTACCGAAAACAAAGCATCATCTTTCATGTCTTGAATAAGTCTTTCTGCTTTTGGTTTACCAATATGTAATCCTTTCCTCAATTTGTATTCCGTAACATTCCACATTACAGAATTGCTATGCTGCATCTTTATCCAAATAGCAACAGCAAGAAGTTCCTTCATGCTCTTACTTGAAGAGTATGCTTTCAAAAGTTCTATGGTTATATTTATATACTGCATAACATAAAAAAAGAGTCCCAAAGTCTTGGTTGCAGCAAGAACTAAGGAACTCATATCTTGTAGGCTTACGCCTTGAAAGGAGGACTACTTTATCCAGCCAATCTGCAACACTGACGATGCAAAGATAGAAATAATTTTTGAAACTACCAAATGTGAAAAAATATGTAATTCGTTAATCTGTAAGATATTCAGATTTTAGGTATACGCTTGGTGTACAGTAGGTATACAAATGATTACAAAGTTAAAGTAGGTTAAAAAATATTTAGCATTCAAGTTTATTTTGTTACCTTTGTAGCGAGTAAAACAAGCAATTTAGTTTCTTTAACTATTTTATGTTACTATTTTGTTACTCACTAAAAAGCAGTAATTCTTAATATTACTGATTATCAATCGGTTACAAGTTTAAAGTAAGCACTCATAATGTTTTTGTATAATATGAAAAGGGGTGCTTGTGAAAGTACTCCTTTTGTATATCATCTGTATACCTACCTGCTTAGTTATTAACACTTTATCTATGCAAAAAATCAATTATCAGCATAATACCTGACAGGTAGGTATACAATAGATATGTTGCAGTTTTGTTACTATTTTGTTACCGAAAATTTGCGAGTAACAAAAAAAATTGCTTATCTTTGCAGCAGATTAATAAATGTAGGCTTATGGGAAGGAAGAAAACAATCGACAAGGAGCCAGTCACTATCAGATTCAAAGAACTTGCCAACGGAAACAAAAGCATCTATCTTGACATCTATATGGACGGAAAGAGGAGTTATGAATTTCTCAAGCTATACCTCATCCCAGAGGTTGGTAGAGAAAGAGCGAAGGCGAGGGCGAAGAATGCTGAGACGATGGCTAGTGCGAATATCATCAAGGCTCAGAGGGTTCTCGACTTGAAGAACCGAAAGGCAGGAGTATTCAGCAGTAACAAGAACATGCGCTTGGTAGAATGGCTAGACATCGTGAAGGTTGCCAAGCAGAAGGCAAGTAGGTCGGATGAATCCAGCAAGACCATTGAGAATGTGAAGAAGCATATCATCAAGTTCTGTGGCGAGTCTACCAAGATGGTTGACATAGACAAGAAGTTTTGCATGAAGTGGATAGAGTATCTGAGGACTGCCACCAAGAGAGGTGGACAGCCGTTCAGCGAAGTAACCAAGAAGGTGTACCTTACTTGCTTTGGTACGGTTCTGAATCAGGCTGTCCGTGATGGTATCATACAGATGAATCCCCTATCGCTCATAGACCCTAGCAGCAAATTTGGGTCTCCCGAAAGCGAACGAGTATACCTTGATATTGAGGAGGTGAAGAAACTGGCTGCAACGGAATGCTACAGCCAGCATACCAAGCAAGCATTCATGTTCTCATGCTTTTCAGGTCTTCGTATCTCGGACATCAGGAAGCTGAAATGGAGCGATATTGAAGAGGTGAAGAATCCTGACGGAACAGCATCCTACCGCCTGACCAAGACGATGGAGAAGACTCAGCGAGTAGTAAGCTATCAGCTATCCAACGAAGCGATGAAATGGTTGCCTGAAAAGACTAAAGACGAACTGGTATTCTATGAACTATGCCAGCAGCCGAACATCAACTATCATATTAAGGCATGGGCGAAGGCAGCAGGAATCAAGAAGAACATATCCTTCCATACCGCTCGGCACACCTTCGCCACCATGATGCTCACGCTGGGAGCCGACATCTACACCACCAGCAAGCTGCTCGGTCACTCCCGAATATCCACTACCGATATATGCTAAGATTGTGGATAAGAAGAAGGATGAAGCGATGGGGCTGATTGATAAGTTCTTCGATAAGTAAAAGAAAAGGAACCGAGATTTATTCCCGATGCCTTTTCTTTATATCATTTTTCCTTCATAATGTACAATCGTCTTATATTTAGACGAACCTATATATATATCAACGATATACTTATCACCATTCTTCTTGATTAAGTAAAAACTATCAGAAGAGCCATCTGTTAAGTTGCATTTTCTGTAGTTATCAACTAACTCAAAATACTCCAAATACTCGTCTGTCTCAACGAAATATATCTTTTCGTCAATCGGAACTTTATACCAAGTATAACCGAAAGAAATATAAGTTCCATCCTTCTTGGAGCCTATACGAAAATCTGTTTCGTTTTCAATCGCAAATTTATCAATCTCATGTCTAACTCCAGCAACCTCAATGTAGTTTGAAATCAGCCCAACTTCCTCACCAGAATCCTTGCTACATGATACCAGCAGCAAGACAAACATTATAAAACATAAAATTCTCTTCATATCTCACACATTTAAATTAATAACATATCTTGCAAGGAGTTCTGCCCATATCCTCAGCTTCCTCCTCGCTTACCTCTTCTATTTCTCCTGAGCAACGAGAAAGACCTCGGCAATCAGGGTCACTATGATACTTAGTAGAAGATTCTCCAGTACAAATATATACACTTTCATCATTATTATCATAAGACTCTATATCGCTTTCTGTTTTTGAAGGTTTTTCTTCCCCAAAAATAGTCCGATAGTCTTCATTACTAAGAGAGTTTATTAAATCTTTCTCTCTCCTTCCGTATAACTTCAAAGATAAGTCTGAGTTTTCCTTTTTCAAAGAATCAATCATCTTATCTTTCAATTTGATTGTATCTCTTGCTAAAGATAATTTCTTAGGAAGTTCCTTTCTACTTAAAGTAACACTACCTGAAGTAATCCAAAGACCAATCAAGCATAATGGTACTAAATAAAAAGCTAAACATCCGCAGAAATTTTCTACTCCATTGGACAATGTAAGTTTTCTGTAAATTAGATAAACGATATAACCTATAAATACCGCCATTCCGAAAGTAGAGAATATACACACAAGTAACTCCATACCTACCACATTTTAATTACCCTACATTTGCTTGTCTCATGCCACCGCCTAAGATAGATAGTAGCTGGTCGTAGCGTTTCTCCAACTCCTCGTACTTCGCCTTCCAGACGGAATCATCCTGATGAGACTCTTCTATCTTAGGTTCTTCATGATGAGGAGTCTCAGCAACCATATAAGATGAATCATCTGCATCTTGGTTGCTATACATAGTACCTACCCCACGCATCAACCACTCAGCAGACACGTCAGGATAAGCTACAAGAACCTTAACAACAACGTTTGCAGACAAAGCACGCTCACCCTTCAACTGAGTATTAAGGGTAGTTTGAGACATATCGACTAACTTTGATAGAGCGTTAACCGATACTTGCTTATCCTCTAAAATTAGCATAATTCGCTGATAAATAGTTACTTACATACATTTTACATTTATAAACCATAATTAATTAATCATAATCGGCTAGCAATTTCTTGCTAAATATTTGGAGATTTAGCAAGAAATGACTACCTTTGCACTCGTAAACAACAAGTTGCTTAATTATTAGAAGCAAAAGTACAACAAAAAATTAAGATATGCAAGTAAAAAAGATAAAAATTATCAAAGTTTCGCCCGAAGGACGTAAAAAACTTGCTGAGCGATATGGATGCCGAAGGGAAACCATCTACAACGCTCTAGGTTTTAGAAGTCAGAGCAAGCAAGCCGAAGACATCAGGAATGATGCCTTGAATGAGTTCGGAGGTGTTGAGGCAGACAAGGTCGTGTTCTATTAGGAATGAGGTGAATATGATTAAGAGATTGTTCAGAAAGCACCTGAGAAGAGACTTGGTGACATATTATGGAGCCTCACATCCACAATTTGAAGAGATATTCAACTGGGTATATGAAGCTCCAATCTTAGAGTGGAGAATCAGAATGGACTGCATTCACAAAACAATAAAGTGGCTTGATGTAAAAGATGGCTATAAGCAAAGAGGCGAAATAGACCATATAATACAACTTGACAAAGCAAAAGAACTACTCTTGTTTCTCAGCAAGTAAGAACACATGAACAAATGTCGTTGTTCCACGAATATCAACGATATTACTTGAAGAGGATGAAGCTATTTGCTTAACAACATAATTGTCTCTTTTCAACTTCTTGATTTCCTCATCAAGGTCAAGTTCTACGAGAACACCTTTCTCGTTTACTTTAGAATGTAGATGTACGATTTTCTGTTTCATACGAAATTGAATTAAGTTAAAATAAAAATTTGTCACCTGCAAAGATACAAAATAAAAACTACAATCGGTCAACGGTAGATATAATAATGTATAAAATGAAAATTTGTCACTTTCTGTTTCATACACTACCGCCCGATTTTAAAACTGGAGGAATCCTATGAATGAATATAAATCGCAAGAAGAGTTCTTGAAAGACTTTTGGGGTAGCTTTAAAAAGCAAAAGAAAGTCTTCAAAACCTATCTTGTTAAAGACAACGCTACGAACCTATATAAAATAGGTAAAGCAACAGACCCAGCAAAAAGAGTCAATGCTTTAAAGGTAGCAAACACGAATATAGAACTTTATGCGGTTTGTGAAGAAAATGTAGAATATATCCTACATAAAGTATATCACGATAAGCAAGTTTCTAGAGAATGGTTTAGATTGAGCAACCTAGATGTAAATACAATTATTTCAAAGTATCATTTCCAAAAGAAGGAGGTAATATGACTGAAATCGTTTACAGAGGTGAAAGCAACCAACCTCTAACAAATAGCAAACTGGTTGCTGAGGTCTTCGGTAAAGAGCACCGCAATGTTGTAAGAGACATTAAAAACCTCATCGAAGGGGGTGTGCTCAAAAATGAGCAGACCCCGATGTTTGAAGAAACGACCTACATCAATGAGCAGAACAAACAGAGTTATCCAATGTTCATCATGAACCAAGACGGTTTCACTCTGCTGGCGATGGGATTCAATGGCAAGAAGGCGATGGAGTTCAAACTGAAATACATCGAAGCCTTCAACGCTATGAAGAGACAGATTGAGCAATCCAAGCCATCCGTCCCTCAGAACTATCTCGAAGCTCTCAAATCTCTGGTCAAGGCTGAGGAAGAGAAACAGCAGCTAGCTTTGGAAAATAAGAAGCAGCAGGAGCAAATCGTCACTATCAGCAAGACGAACATGGAACTCGGCAACAAGATTACCGAAATGCTGCCGAAGGTCAGCTACTACGACAAAATCTTGCAGAGTAATGCCACTATGACCGTTACTCAGATTGCTCATGACTACGGAATAAGTGCCATGAGGTTAAACAAGGAGTTGGAATCTATGAGAATCCAACACAAGGTAAGAGGTCAATGGATATTGTTTGACCAGTTCTTAGAAGGTGGATATGTTCACAGCAGAGCAGTAGACATCGTAAGGAGTGATGGTCGGCACGATGTGAAGTACAACACCGAGTGGACAACGAAAGGAAGAATCTTCCTATATGAATCACTCAAAGCGAAGGGCATTCTCCCCTTGATAGAGCAGGAGAACACTCCCAGCGATAAGGGCACTGGTAGAACA